CAACAATGTATCGCTTTCATCATACAGTTCTGTGAAGTAGTTTTCTTTATCGGGGTATGTAACTGTAAGAAGCACATTACTAGTTTCGAAATCAGGATTATCATAGTTAGAAGTAACTATAAGATCATCATACTCATCAAAGATTTGTGTGTAATAGTTACTTTTGTTCGGAAAAGTCACTGTAACAAACACATTACTTGTGTTTACATCAGGTGCACTAAAACTGGAAGTTACTAATACATTCGCCTGATCATCTAACAATTCGGTATAGTAATTAAAAGGATCGATCTCCTCTATGGTCATCAATGTATTACCATTAGTATCTGGTGGTAACTTTGTTATTTTTTTCAATAGCTCATTCGTATTACTATTATGAATAGTTTGTTCGAATCGTTGATCCAAATAATTTGTGGTCATTATTTTATGCACTAAACCCGGAATCCCTGCTACCGATTTGTTTAGATACAAGTTGTATCCTATTCTTTCGTATGCAGGCGGAACCCTATTTATATCTAATATAGTGTAATCAAAATCGGATGACGTTTTAAAATACCATGTTCCATCTGGATTTGCACTTCCATCAATATTAGCACTCACATTTACTAATAAATAGTTGTTTTCAAGTAAATAAGCGATCGCTTCTTCTTCTGAAAATAATCCTGTATGTTGAGTAGAAAAACTTGCATCACCTACAATTGCTTTATTACGATATTTGATATAGGGTTCTTCTTCCAATATGTATTCATAAATTGTTGTTGTCGTTTGTAATATTTCACTTTCTTTTATTCTAACTTCTTTTGTGTCTTCATTTGTATACTTTGTAAATATAGTAACGACTCCTTCGTCATTTGGAGTGGATGTAGTCTTTGTTTCTAACAATATATTATCGCTATTTATGATGTCTTCTTTTTTGGAGTCATCAAAATAAGTGGTTAGATGAATCACATATTGATTCTCATCCGCTAAAAAAATTTCGGTGGTTTGTAATGTAATAGTATCATTCGCAATAGTCTCAATGCTTGAATATGTCAAATTATTTTCATAATTTATCAATGTTATAACCTCTCCTTTTTCATTAGATGGTGATATATTTATTGTTTGTAAAAGAGTATCGTACTTATCTGAAGTTGTGATAACTTGAGTATTATCTTTATAAACTAATGTATTTGTAATATTTTGTGTGATTTCGTCTACAGTAATAGACATGAAAACATCATTGTTTGGTTTATTTATATACAACTCTGCCATACCGTCAATTTCACCAGAAGTTCCATATAAATAAATAGTTAATGCATTTAAGGAAGATACATTTAAAGAAGATCCATTTTGCAAGTCAGCTACAACGTTTATTTTTACATTTGTAAACTCGTCAGTTGTTGTTTCATCAATCATAGACGAGTTAAAGATGACATCGGAGTAAATGGCATCATTGCTATTGTCAATAATCCAATCACGTATATCAACTACAGGTACATTTGAATCAACAATTCCAAAAAGAAACCACTCTGTTTGTAAATCAAATTGTTTTGATATATTTCCAGATATATATAATTCATTACTGCTATCAAATACTATTTTACTAAATGATGTATATACAGGATCTCTATCGGTTGTAAATAGGGTTTGTTGGAAATATATATTAGAATGTACATCTTCAACTGCCGTGACTAATATGTAATTTGAGTCTTCTAAAACCGTAGCATTGTTTGAATTTACATTCAGATATGTATAAACATCAGAAAGTTCAAAATTATATTCAATTTTCAATAACAATTTTGATATCACTACATCTGACAAAATTAAGGTACTTTTGTTTTCGTTAAAAAACATTTTCAAGTTATTTTCGAGTAAATCTACATTCGATTCGAATAGTATAGGTTTATAAATTATATTAATATCATTGTAACTTGAAAAGAAAGACGCTTCCTTAATCACAATAGTATTATTAAATCTCGAGAAATAGGTCTCGTGAGTGAGATAGGGTTCAGTACTAGAATCCGGTGGTGATATTGTATATTTATCTATATCATCAAATTCCGAAGGTGTATTACTATTTGTTGCATACAAATACACATTCGCATAATTGATGTACTTCACATCCACAAGATTACTATTTACATCAAGAACATACGAAATTGGTAATTGGTATATATCTATTGTTTCTAATGTTGTTTCATGAACAATCGCAAGGTTATTGGAATTGTTTAATATAAATTCCCTTACATATGCATTACTCAAATTTGAAGCGGTTGTTACAAATGCATAATAATCGATTATGTTATTAGAATACGAAGTCACTTTTCCTGTTAATAATATATTATCATTGCTAAACTCACATAAATTTATTGATGTTTTTATTGAGCTTTTCATAGAAGTAGTTGAAATAAACGGATGTTCTGAATATTCGATTTTATTATTTGAATTTAAAGTTGTGATAATAATGATATAATCAAGCATGTCACTTAATGCTGATGTTGAATGAATGTCCAAAGATGTAAAAGCAAAGCTGATAGACAAATTGTCAAGTTGATGAACATCATATTGTTTCATAGGAAATACAGAAGTAGGATGTTCTAGAAATTGTATATTGTTTTCGATGAAATCTTTCAGAGTATCTTGATTGTAAAAGTCAACATCACTTTTTAATAATGCAATAGGGGTGTATATTTGATGAATATCAGTATATTTTGAAAATAAAGTCATATTTGTAATGTAAATTGTTTCATCGAATCTAGAGTAATAATTTGATAATGTTATGTAAGGTGTCGTTTGAGTGGGTGATATAGTAAATTGATCAATATCATCAAATTCCGAATTTATATTACTATTTGTTGCATATAAATACACATTTGTAAAATTAATATGTCCGATGTTTGTTATATTGCTGTTTAAATCATGAACATATTGCAAAGATGAATCTATTAAGTATTCAGTGGAGGTTATTTGACCACTTATAATAGATGATGAATATTCTGTACTTTGTATTATTTTTCGAACATCGTTATTTGTTAAATGTGGAGAGGTTGTAGCATAAAGATAAAAAATGGTTACATTTTCTGTGTCGGGAATAACATTACCCACTATTTTAATTGTATTGTTTATATAATCAAGTGAACATGTGGATAGTTCTGTGCGTAAAGTTGTTAATGTATCGATAGATGGTCGTATATATTGTTCAATATATCCAAAATTTTCATTGGAGTCTAAAACTGCGATAACGATTATATATTCACTATTTTCATCTATAACTTTTGAAGAAGATATATCATATTCACTATAATAATTGGTCACATTGATGTTTTCCGTTAATTGACCAATAGTACCTTTTGTAACAGGGGCAGTTATATATATCGAATCTAACAATGGTAACGATGATAAAAAGGTTTTTAACTCTTCTGAATTTGTTAAATCCGTATCTTTTGCAAAGGCGATTGGTTGATAAATTTTTACAATATTGTAATATCCTGAAAAAATCGTAATATCCGTGATATGAATTATATTGTCGAATCTTGAATAGTGAACCGATTGTGTGATGTAAGGTAAAAATGTTGACGGTGTTATTGTTAATCTATCAATATCTTGAAAATTAGACCCATCGTTGTTTTTTGCATATAAATATACATTTACATAGTTGATTTGATTTGCATTTACTAAACTATGATCTAAATCGTAAATATATTCAACAGACTTTGAATGTATGTCAATATTGTCAGTAAATGAAACATTAGTTATTATTATTAAAGGATCATCTATAATGGCTACAACCTGATCGTTTGTAAGTGTGGAATTGGTGGTCGCAAATATATAATAAGTAGAATTAACACCAGTATCGGTAATAATATTTCCTGAAAGCCTTACACTGTTATCATCAATATTTATACTACCTGATGTAATTATGGTTTGTAGTTGAGTTGTTATGTAGTTTGATGGAACTATATTTTGTATAAAGATATTTATGATATCATTGTTATCTTTGGATGCAATAAGTAAAGAATACTCTATATTCTCGATTATATGTAAACTGGATGACAAATCCAGTGAATTATAAGCTGTATAAATGTCAACAGATGATGTTAAGTTTCCAATTGAATTTTGTATGATAGGTGTGGTGTTTATATAATCTAATCCAGATAGGCCGCCAAAGACTTCCGTTTTTAATAGTTCTGTATTCGTAAGGTCTACATTACTTGTAAAAAGAAGCGGTCTATATATATAGTCAATATCACTAAAACTATAAAATAGGGTCATATCCGTTAAAGTAATTGTATCATTAAATCTTGTATAAATGAAGGATGTTGTAATGTAAGGGTCAGTTGAAACATGATTAATTGTAAATGTATCAATGTCATGATGTAATGGATTGTTACTATTTGTGGCATACAAGTGTATGTTAGCATAATTGATAAGGCGTGTGTCAACAATTGTATTCTCACTTTTTATATCGAATGCATGAGACAGTTCTACAGCATCAAAATTCAAATTGGAAGTTATGCTTTCTTTTATAATATAGGATACATCTACCAGTTTTGTTATAAAATCTACAACTTCTTCATTTCTTAAATTTGAGTTTATGGTTGCAAAGAGGTAATAAGTTGTATCATCTGTGGAATCGGGTTTTACATAACCATTAATTTTGATATTATTTTCTAAATCGTCAAAAAAGCATGAGGAGAGTGTGGTTCTTAAGGTTGATATATAAGAGATGGGTTTTTCAAACTGTTTATATGTAATGCTGTAATTTGTAGAATCTCCATAATTGGTCAATACAACAAAGTCAAAACTGTTGTTGATGATATATGTATAATCATTAATCACATCATTAAAATCATTAATATTACTGTACAAACTATCTATTATTTCTACTATTTCTAAAAACTCGACAGGTAGGTCATCTTTTATATTTTTTCCATATGTATTTATGAACTCCTTTAGAGCTGTTTCATCGACATCTTTAACTTTTACGGTACGATCAAATGCGGCATATTTTATACTATTTACATTGTTTAACAATGTAAAAACTGTTCCAGAGACATAATTGACACTATTAAATGGAGAAAACTTAACATTTTCTATGAATACATAAGGAGATAAATTATCATATTCTACAAATAAATAAGGAATTTCTTGTACGATATAATCGAAATTTTCTTGAAATTTTAAGTCGTCAACTAATTCGTTAATTTTATATTGAGAGAGTACAATATATATGAACATATTAGATACGCTCTCCAATGTTGATATTTGACCGTTTTTATGAACAATAAAATTTAAATAATGTCTTAAGCTTGTACTAGAATTAAGTGTACCACTGATAATATGATGTAATGGGAGTGAGTTTAAAAGGGGAATACTATCTTTTATGGACATAAGTTTGTATGGTACGGATACGATATAATAATGAAGAGTAGATGAAGTTATAGTAATATCTGTTAGGATAGATAACGAATGTGTATTTTCGTTGTAATTAAAATCATAAGAAGTAATAGAATCATAATAAGTAACGTACGGTTTTTTGGATGAACTAAGCAGTATATTTTCGGCAGATTCGATCAAGGTTATCTCAAAGTTTACGCTAGTATTAATAAATGTTCTTGTAATATTACCATTATATCTATCCGGAACATAAACAATATCTTTAGTTAACAGGACACCATCTTGATTTTTTAATGTAGTTGTAGTGGATACATCTGTTAGTATTGTTACGGTTGTAATATCATGAGGTGATTCAGATGATGTGGATTTCGATATTGTGTATATTATTGTATCAAAGAGAGTATTTTTTACAGTTATAGTTTGATCACCATTAGCAAAAATTTCAGTAATTGTAGTATTACCATTTGTAAAGTCAAATAAAGTTGTAATACTTGATACTGCGTCATCATCTAATGGAACAATGACTGTCTCTTGTAGAATATTATTGGCACGATCTGTTTCATAAATAGTTTTAGAATTTTGAGAGTATTCACAAGTAGTAGTTATGACAATACCTGTTTGTTTATTTTCAGATTCTATTTCAGTTGTTTTAATGATATTATTTTCATCATCTTTTAAAGTAGTGAACCTGTATCCATTTGTTATTTCTATTGTTTCTGTTATAGTATTGTCAATCTCATTAATTGTCATTGTATTTGTAGTAACTAAATACGTAACAGGATCAGGAACATATGTTTCAGTTGAATGAATAATACGATCTTCAGAGTTTGTTATGGTAGTGAATGCATATCCGTTTGTTTTTTCTATACTATTCGTTTTTGTATTATTAGGGTTAATAATAATTGATGTAGTGGTCACAATACCAGTATCATCAGGTATGGATACTTCTATTGAATGAATGATTATATTTTCAGAGTTTGTTATGGTGGTAAACCTGTATCCATTTGTTCTTTCTATACTATTCGTTATTGTATTATCAGGGTTATTGATAAGTGATGTAGTGGTCACAATACCGGTATCATCAGGAATGGATACTTCGATTATTCTCAGAATGATGGAGTCGTCATCTAATTCATTAACAACTTCGTAACTGGAACCATTTAATTGTTTAGTAGTCTTTGACAAGGTATGGTAAACATTGTCTTCAAATGTTATGATTATAGCTCCATTTATATCTGGTGCTGAAATAATCTCTCTGGTTATCATTTCATAAGTGCTTGTGAAAACAGTTGTCATAATTTTCATATCTATATATTTAACTACTTCCGTAATCAGATGAAGTTCATTCGGTTTAGATCTGGTAATAACTCTGATAATAGTATTTTCGAAAGTTACTGTAGCTACACTTGATCCATCAGCTTGAGTCACTGTAACTGTTGTTTCATTCGTTATTTCATCAAAAGTTGTTACTGTGACCTCTCCAGTTAAGAATGAATAGATTTGTCGATCTAAGATATTAATTTGTTCATTAAGTTTTTTATACATGTTGTTAAAACTTTGTATAGTTACACATGCGTTATCTTGAGCCATATCATAACGATTTTTCTTTTGAACCATACCATGTATATTTGAGGAAGCTATAGGTAATTCTGTGTATTGAATATTGTAATCGTCGTTTATTTTTAACCATTTTGATTCATCTATACCAAGTTCATAAGGATATAGAGTGAGTGTTTTATAAGCACTTGTTGTATGCAATGAAGATGTTCCGTTACTAATGTCTACATTATTATTATTCTGTTGTCCAATAGTTGAACATCCTAAGCTATTTAGAACAACAGAAGTGTTTAAACCATAGCAATTATGATATTTTTTCATTAAAAGTACATCATCTTTAAATGATATGATAGAAGTAGGTTTGTTCATATCATTAAAATCACCAGTGTAACTCATCTTTGACAATTTTAAAGCATCGTATACAGGTTCTAATTCCGTCCATGTTAATAAACTTTGGAATTGGGACATATTAGAATCTACAAAAGTACCAATATCATTAGTAAAATTTAAAAGAGAATTTACAATTTTCATTTGATATAACTCTTCAACTTTACTTGACAGGTCAATGTTGACATCATTTATGGTTTTCCATGATATTACCGAGTTGGATGAATTATTTGCAGATGTAAAGTCGTAAGCATAGTTTACAAATCCAAAGGTATTTTCCGAGGCTGTTTTGATATCAACTAATTGAATGTTTCCGTTGGTATTGACACACTGTATTACAAAAAAGGTATTATCATAAACCTCTCCCTGAAATAGATCGAGTTTTAAATGATTATTTATATTTGCATTTTCAAATGTAATATTAGAACCATCTTGTTCGCCTACTGTGCCTATATCTAAATTCTGTCTACACATTAGAAGATCGAGATCGTCATTTTTTAAATTACATTCAGTTACTAAAAACACACTATTTTTAGCGTAATTACTTAATGTTTCTTTTACAAAGTACATATCGATATTATTATATTGTTCTCTGGTAAATTCATAAGCATTATTATACATTTCTTTGAGTGTATTAGCAGTAACAGTATTATTTGATATATTTGTATTATATGAAGTTTGTAAAATGAATTCATTTTTCAAAGAGCCATTATCATTTAAGAACAGATCATACCATTTTGTTTTGTTTGTTCGCAATCCATTAACTAGGACATTATCATTTTCTGATCTTAAATAGCAGTTATTCATATTTTTGTTTGTGTCTATGTTATGATAGTAAAACTTTTCAACAACCAAATCTTTTACGATAAGTAGATCGTTATTTTGATATGAAATATCCCCTATTCCAAGCGAAACTGATATATCGTCTTTGTTAATATGACCTATATCTTGTAAATTTGAATGAAAAACAAGAAAGGTTGAGTCGTATAAATCTTTAAAAAAATCTGAAGTAGTTGGTACATTTTTCAGATCTTGAAACAGTGCAGAAAATACAGAGTCATCTATATTACATCTTGGTACAAAACTTATATCTAAGAAAAAGTCACTAAGTCGAATATTGTCGTTATTTCTCAACCAATCATCATATATATACCAATATAAAGTTCCCTTATCATCTAATGATTTGACGTAACTGGAATATGGTATTGTTTTTTCTGCACTCATAAGTTTAACTTGAAGATTTGTAACTTTAATTTTTCCATCGAGGAGAACATTATCCGCATTTTGTTTTTCTAAAGGACCAACATTTAAAGTATATCGAGATTCATCTGTATCAAAAACATCACCTAAGTTTGTATTTTTTGTAAGTAGATAACTCATGGGTGGGTGTGTGATACAATGTTTTTACTTTAATTATAAAAAAATGAAACATAAAAAATTTCAAAAAGCATTTGATTTTTTTATGAATTGTTGTTTAAATTTATTTGGTTATTTTAATTCAAACTAAGAACGAATAAATTCTGTTATCGAGATCTTCAATTTTTTCAAGAAGCAAATCGTACATTTGTTTGAACGATGTGATAGATACAGTATATGTATCACCAATAGTATTAAAATTGTTTAATTTTTTTACAACACCATAATTATTTTTCGAAACAATGGGTAAATCTGCGTAAATGATTTGATTTTGTTCATTAACTTGTAGCCATTTGTTGATAATATTGAATTGGTTTGGGTAAATATAAAGTTGGTCAGTTTCAACAACTTTAAACACTGCATCGCCACTTTCAATAAGAACAGAATGTTTATTTTGAATACTTAAATTACCGCATCCTAAATTAGTGATGTTAGATGCCGCATTTTCGTGCATTCCTATGCAGTTTTGAAATCTGTTGATAAGAAATATGTCATTTTCGAAAGCATGTATAGATGTGGGGTAGGTATTAAGGTGAGTAAAATCTCCCGAGTAACTTATATTTAATATTTCAAGATTTTCGCAGATTAAAGATGAAAAATCATTCGTCAAAGATTTAAATTGGGATAAGTTAGTGTCCAATAAGTTTATGTCATCAACGTAATCAGTAAATTTATTTTGATAATATAGTGATTTGAAATTGTTAATTATTCTATTAAAGGTTGTATGTTTTTTTTTAAGATTTTTCCAATTCATAACACCATAAACTGGGTTTTCGGGTGATTCAAAATCGTAAACAAATTTGACAAATCCCAAATGTTCGTTGGTTGCGATTTTCAAATTACTCAATTGAACATCACCGTTGTTATTCTTGCATGTTAAAAACAGATCGTCCAAGTCATACATATAGGATTTCATATCAAAAGTGAGATCATTTGTAACAGATATATTTGAAAAAGACACATTTGAGTCATCTTGGGTGGAAACATTTCCCAAATTTAAATTAAATCTGCATAATGATGTTTCGAATTTATCTTCGTTGAGAAGATTGCTACTTCGTACGAAGATCCCATCGACTGCATAATTACTTAATGTATTTAACAAATGTTGTTTATCAATATGTTGTTTTTTTTCATTAAAACGGAACAGGGTAGCATCGTACATATTTTTTAGTGTATTAGCAGTGACAGTATTATTTATGTTAGCGTTTTTATAGGATGTATCTAATTTGAACTCATTTTTGAGTAAACCATCATCATTTAAGAAAAGGTCAAACCATTTTGTTTTGTTCGTTCGTAATCCATTAATTAAGACATCGTCGTTTTCTGATCTTAAATAGCAGTTATTCATATTTTTTTTTGTATCGATGTTATGATAATAAAATTTTTCAACAGACAAACCTGTTACCATAAGTGACTCCATATTTTGAAAAACCATATTTCCAACTTGAAGAGATTTTGTGAGAGTATCTTTATGAATGGATTGAATATCTTGTAGATTTGAATTTAAATGTAATAAAGATAAACTATCTTCAATTTTATCGAATACATCGTTAGTAGTTGGTGTATTTCTAAAGTCATTAAAATTTCCTGACAGAGCGGAATTATATAAATGTTCTTTCTTCGTTAAATCAACATCGAAGAAAAATTTACTTAAGTTTATATTATCATCAGATATCCATCCGTCATTAATAAACCATATACATGTACCATTATTATCATAAGATTTAATGTAGCTGTTATATTTTTTCAAAGTTGATGAGCCGTGAGCGATAAATTTAAAATTATTAGTAGAGATATTTGCGTTATAGAGGTGAATGTCATCTGCATTTTGATTTTCCAACGGTCCTATATTTAGATTTTTCCTGGATCTTTTTAAATCGACGATGTCTCCTAAATTTTCGAAAGGAGAAAGAAAATAACTCATTATCGTTAAATAATAATAAGACGATTTTTAAGTTTTTCTGAGATTATATTGTTTGATGTATTGATTTCTTGCGAGTGATTCTTCTAAAGTTTTAACTCTGTCTAAAAGAAGATTATAGGTTTTATAAACAAGAGTCGCGCTTGCTACTTTGTCATGATCTAAATCGTCTAATTGATTTGTGGTTTTTACTGTACCATAAATTTCCTCTGTAGCGATAGGAAGATCTGATGCTTGAATTTCACCTAATGTGTTTTTAGCTTTAAGAAATTTACCGTTAAGATTAGATCTTCCATTTTCTTCAAAGGTAAATTTTTTAGTAATGGTCAAATTTTCAAATGTTGCATTACCACCGGAAATAAATACATATTCTTTGTTTTGTAGACTCATATTACCAAGACCCAAATTACTTCTAGCATTTTCAGGATTGGTAATATCCGAAAGATTTAAATCTTTCTGAAGATATGTATCATTTTCAAATTGACTTAATTTTGTTGGTTTATTAATGAGGTTATTAAAATCGCCTGTATGTGCAACAAGATGTAATCCTAAATTTTGTCGTGCAATAGTTGCATTGACATCTTTAAGGTTATTTTGAGCGAGAATGTAGTTGTCGATACCTGATAGTTGAGATAGATGTGTGGGCATATCATCTTTCAATGTTTTTATGCTATTTGACAAAGAGGTAAACATATTGGATATTGCGTATGAAGACGGTACTGTGTCAGCAAGATTTGCAGAGTATTCGTGTGATATTTTAACAAGTCCTTCTCTTACACTATGCGTTGAGTGAAGTGGAATAGTTGCAATGGGAATTTCTTCCCAGTAACATTCGCCATTGATACCAGATTTAAGGAAAGCACCTTCAATAGGATTTGCTGAATATACAAACTCGTTGGTAATGGTCAAGTTATTTATGGAAACATTGTCAGTATTTTGTGAAGCTAAAGATCCTATGCCCAAGTTTTCACGAACAGTATCTTTCGAGTCTGAGAATTCAGAGAGGTTGTTGTGAGTTGTGAGTAGTCCAAAGTATTGAATAAGCGAATTGACAAAATCAATTTCAGTTGTATCTGCAACACGAAAGTATAGATCGTAATAGGCACGTCTTAAAGCTGCGGCAGTGGGTGCTTCCGTTGTACTGTCAGATGTATAGGAATCTATTAACTTAATAAGACCATGATTCGATGTAGACGCATTTGGGATATCAACCCAAACCGCATGATTACTACTATCAAGTGAAAGGAATTTACCATTTTCTTGATTTGGATCAGGAACGAAACGAAATTCAGAAAGAACGAACAGATTTGATACAGTTACGAAAGATGTATCAGCTGTAGCTAAACTTCCTAGACCTAGATTACTTCTAGCGGCGACAGGATCTGTAATTTCTTGTAAATTATTATCTGCTCTAAAGTATGCGCTTGTCTCGAACAGATCTGTAATATTACTGGGAATATTAATTAAATCGTTATAATCACCTGTAAACGCAACTTTACTAAGTTGGTTACTTTGTACAAAATCCTGATCATTATGGAATAAACTGATCGCCACTTCATTTTGTGGTTTAGTGGCCCATTCAGATAGTATATCATCTCTCCATCCAACAGTTCCTTGATCATCGATCGCCATCAAAATCTTTCCCGTAGCTACATCGGGGGTATTTAAAATGAGTTCGTTTACGGCTATAGAGCCTCCTGTTATGTTTACATTATTGGAGTCTTGACTTGCTAATGTTCCAATACCCAAATTTGTTTTAGCTTTTTCGATATCTGTAAGATCACGCAGATTATTATTTGCGATTAAAAAAGTGCTCATATTTTAATTGTTTATACGATTAATTTAATGATATAAAAAACTTACGCTTTAATAACTAAAAAAAAAATGCCTGGTGGATTGTTACAATTAGTTGCTTATGGTGCACAAAATATATATCTAAACGGGGATCCATCTCTTAGTTTTTTCAAGAAGGTTTATAAAACACATACAAATTTTGCCTGCGAAAGCATTAGGATCGGTATGAACAAAACTGAAATAAGTTTCAAAGAATCTTCACATCTTATTGCAAAAATTAACAGAAATGCTGATTTAATAAATGAAATGTATTTTATATTTACATTACCTGATATAAAGAAAAATGGGGAAAACCGATTTCAGTTTGTAGAAAACTTAGGTGAAGCTATAATAAAGGAGTATTACATATATATAGGAGGCAATATTATTGACAAACAATATGGCGAATGGTTACATATATGGGGTGAGCTTTCATTAAGTTCTAACAAGCGGTATGGATATGAACAAATGATTGGAAATGTACATGAGATTTATCGTCCAGATGATTTTAATCATATATCTGATGGTAAGATCCAGATATATTCTAGAAAAGTTGTGGTTCCATTGAAGTTTTGGTTTAATAAGTTACCTGGTTTATCACTTCCTTTGATAGCATTACAGTATCATGATATAGAAGTTCATGTTATATTAAGGCCATTGTGTGAGCTTGTTACGGAAAATGATGAATTAATAACAGATTATACCAGGTATTTTGAGAAAGAGAGGATCAGTATAGATCCATACCTTGAGTGTAATTATGTATTTTTGGATACAGAGGAGAGGACATTTTTTGCGAAGAACTCATTGGATTATCTTATTGAGCAGGTTATACAGATTCCGTTTTACAATTTAAATAATAATAACATATTAGATTTGGTATTACAGAATCCAGTGAAAGAGATCATATGGGTCATATCTCGTAATGACAATGATAAAAGAAATACGTGGTTTGATTTTGGAGATGATAGATATGATATGTATGGGGATGGTACAGATATAAGACCCAAAGAGGTACTAAAGACTGCCAAGTTGACGTTCAATGGGTTAGATCGAATCGAGGATAAGGATTACACTTATTTTAATTTGATACAACCTTACCAGCATCATACTGTAATTCCAAAAAAGGGAGTATATGTATATTCGTTCAGTTTAAATCCTGAAGAATTTCAACCCTCTGGTTCATGTAACATGTCTAGACTAAATAAAATACAGTTACACTTGAATCTAATTCCACCAAGCAAAAGTACATATAAGTATGATGCAAATGTTTATGTTACAAATCATAACTTTTTGAGAATAACTGGTGGTCTTGCAGGTGTTGCATTTGCATGTTAGAGACTATGTTTTTTTTGTTTCTTTATACTAAATATTATGTCATCTAATGCTTATTTAGGATACAATGTAGAAAACAGCGATAAACTAATGGTAAAAGTTAGTAATTTATCTGATAAAATTGAAAAAAAGAAACATCAATTTAGCAATATGAAGCAGAAGATTCAAAATCTGTCACAACTAAATCAAACATTAACAACAGGTTACGAGTTATCTTTAAAGATGGTTGTCGATGTAAGTAAATTATTACAGAACTATACCAAAATGTTTGATGATTTAGAAGTCACTTTAAAGAATTTAGATGATGTAATGGGTGTACAAGATGTAGATATTCGTTACATTAGTGATTTGACAAAACAGAGCATTCAAAAAATAACTTCTGATTTTAACGACCAATATCCTAAAATTGTATATGAACTTGAGAAACAAGGTAATCGTGAAAGTGCTATGATGGCTAAAAAGCTCAAGACTATAGCAAACGACTTACCCATACGTGCTGATGAAATCCAAAGAATAATGCCAAGTACTCTCAGTAGAGGAGGAGGGAAGATAAAACGATGAAATAATAATTATATTTAAAGTAAAAAACTGTATATTAACCATTGAAAGAAAAAATATAGTATGGCATCAATCATGACTGATTCTTCTTTATTAAATGTAACACCTATTAATGTTCCAAAAAAAAGGGGTAGGAAGCCAAATATTTTAAAACAGCAAGAATTGGAGGCGAATATGGCTAATGAGTCTTCATTTCCAACATTACCTACATCGAATGTTGGACGGAAAAAGAAAAACAATTTGAAATATACGACTTCATCTATGGAATCATGTAAACAAAAATCGAATGATGTTATAGATGAGACCTTTCATTCTCAAGATACACCATTGATTTTACATTTAAATGTTAATTGTGATGATAATTTTGGATGTTCTTCGAATGATTGTTTGATTTCAGACAACACGTATGAAACTGATTTTTATGAATATAATCCTGAAATAAAAGAACCGATTGCGTATGAAGATCATCATTCCGATAAATTTCAATCTACACCTGAAAGTTATAAATTGATGAAGCAGCCAAGTGTTACACACAACTCTACATCTATTGAAAAATATTTTGACATACACAATCCTATTATAGATGATATATCTAAAAGAAATATGGAGCTTGATACAATAACTAAGAGACATGATCCATCTGAAAAAAAGAATCTTTCAAACAATATTGTTTTATTGAAAAATATGATCTCAAATGAAGAATGGTGTAATAATACATCTTATTGGTGTTATTGGGATTGCCACTCATTTGATAATCCACCATTTGGTATCCCAATTAAATATAACAACGGAAAGTTTCATGTATATGGATGCTTTTGTTCATTAGAATGTGCGGTTGCATACAATTTTTATTCAAATGAAAATATGGACAATGTTTGGGAAAATTTCAATTTATTAAATATGATGTCCAATATGATGTCGTACAAGTTGACACTTAATTCTGCAATTTCACGGAAATGTTTGAATGTTTTTGGTGGTCCTTTGAACATCGAAAAGTTTCGTGAAAAAAGTATAAAAAATAGTAAATTTAATATTTTGACATATCCAATGGTCTCAATTGTAGAACATGTAGAGGAAATTAACGAATCATCATCATATGACAATAAAATGAATGGTATCATTCCATTAGACAGAAACAGAGTTTCAAAGATTGAGGATACTAACAGAGTATATGACAATTCAATATACAAATCTAAAACTATTTTAGAAGAAACGATGAAATTAAAGTTTACACATTAATCTTATAGATCGTATTAGTTTGTCTATTTAATGTTCCAATCATATCTCCAATATCCCAATCATTATTATTCCATATTCTTTCATATATAAGATCAGTATCTGATACATAATATATTTTACCATCTATTGCTTCTTCACTAACATCTTCCTCTTCACAAATCTCTTCCTCTTCACAAATCTCTTCCTCTTCACAAATCTCTTCCTCTTCACTAACATCTTCCTCTTTAATATCCTCTTCCTCTTCCTCTTCACTAATCTCTTCTTTACTTAATTCTTGATATTTATCTTTATTTGTTTTATCTGTAGATGAGTGATAGTCTTTATTCGTTGATGATTTATTGTTTTTTTTTTCATTAAGATCTGTACTATTATTGGTATTACAGATTTTACAATCTTTTTGACTTTCTTGTTTTTCGTAGTATTTGAGTCTTTTATAAAGCAGAGTTAACTCGTTTAATAAACGGGTATTTTCATTTTTAGCAGCGACTATTAGTGATACAGTGGTGAAAGATTTATTGTACTCTTCAAGTTCTTCTACTTTTTTTTTTAAGTTATGGTTTTCTTCCAATAAATCATTAAAAATTTTGTTTTTTTCTTTAAGATCGTCATTTTCTTGAATGACAAACTCTATGTTAGTTTTAAACATTTGTAAAGAATCAATAATATTCGATATATTACTTATATTTAACATATTGGCGATGAGTTTGCTATATAATTATATAAAAAGATTAGCGATTGTCTTTTAAATTAAAATATGAGTTTGCGTGTTAAATGTGTATATTTAAAAATTGTTTATTTTCAATAGAATATAATGCAGGTTAACGATAAGAAAAAACGTGTAATATTTTGTGGAACTCATCCAGTTCAGTTTAACGGTTATTCTAAAGTGGTATATGAGCTATGTAAAAATCTGTTATCGTATTCTGATATTGAGCTTTTCATATTTGGTTTTCAGAACTTTTATAAATCAGAGAATCATTTTAAAGAGCGTCAACTTTTAAATTGCGAAGAGATATTTGACGCATATGCAAACGAAGAACCTAAGAAAAAAGGTTTTGGTGAGAATTTAATTAAAGATTATGTTTTAAAAGTTAAACCTGATATTGTAATAATTTACAATGATCTTGTAGTTATTAGTTCGTTATTGAATAAATTAAATGAAATAAAAGATCGAGATTTTAAGATAGTTCCATATATTGATATTGTATATAAGAATGAAAAAAATCACATGATAAAGTACATTAACGACAATGTTGATGGTGCGATTATGTTTACAAATCATTGGAAAGAATCGATTTTACAACAGGGTTTTTCTAAACCATTAAGTGTGATGCCACATGGATTTAACAAAGATATGTTTTATCCAATTCCTAGAAAAATTGCAAGAAAGTTTGTGGGTATTGATGAAGATGCATTCGTCATTGTAAATCTTAATCGAAATCAGCCTCGTAAAAGATGGGATATATGCATAATGGCTTATATAAAATTTATATGCAAACATATGGATGATAATATCAAGTTGATGATAGCAACAAACACCACTGGTGGTTGGGACATTTTTGATATAATGATTTCTGAATGTAGGAAATATGATATTACATTTCAAGATTTAAAAAAGCATTTAATTATTTTACAAAATCCACAACAAATTACTGATAAAGAGATCAATATTATGTATAATGTTGGTGACATAGGTATAAACACATGTGATGGTGAGGGTTTTGGTTTATGTAATTTCGAACAGGCTGGGGTAGGTATTCCACAGATTGTCCCTAAAATAGGAGGGTTTGTAGATTATTTGGACGCTTCACGATCAATATTGATAAACCCGAAGTGGACTTATTATTGTGATCATAGTCGTGATTTTGTTTCTGGAGAAGCGGAGGTATGTGATATAAATGATATTGTCAACGCACTTGAGTATTATTATACAAATAAAAAAGTAAGAAATGAACATGGTAATCTTTCTAGGGAATACATTTTGCAAAACTATAAGTGGCAAGATATAGGAAAGGTATTTTACGATGTGATCCAAGACTTTACACACGATGTTAAAATTAGTTCATCATCTGATACAAGTATTACTAGCATAACCGAAACAGAAGATATTGATATTGATGCTCTAATCAATGCTTATAATAAAGATGATAATATCGTGGACACTACTATAATGAATGAAAAAACATCAAAAGACACTTTTGGAGATGCTGATGCTCTAATTAATGCTTATAATAAAGATGATACTATCGTGGACACTACTATAATAAATGAAAAAACATCAAAAGACACTATTAATGCTGATAGTGACGATGATAGTGACGATGAACTAATCATTATAGAGGGTGGTGGATAAGAAAAGCGGGATTACGGGTGTTCGATACGACATCCTTCATGCTTAACTATAGGAATGTCCTCCATTAACAAATGACTATTTACCTTAGGATGCTCTGAAATGGCATGACGTTTTGTCCAATTGTTAAAGATTTGTATATTTTCAGGACAACATGTTACTTCTGTTTCATTATTTCGATATTTACAAACGGGATAATTATGATAAGTGTTAAATTCATCTAAATTATAAGCAAACTGATTGTGTGTGTCTTTATTACATGCGTAACCTAGACAATCTGAATACTGTTTTGCAGGTGGTTTTACTATACCACAACGATAATCTAATGATAAATGATCTGTTTTGAGTTTTTGTTCAAGCACAGGATCAATAAAACATCTCATATGAGTTGTTGAATCATCAACAGAATACAAATTTTGTTCTTTATTATCAAAATGACTATTAGTTTGTAAGTTATCAATTATTTTACAATTTAATTTTACAGATTGGTCGTAATAACTAGAATTTTGTGTATCGTAAGAGAATGTCATTTTGTATTTTTATTATTCATACATTTTTTTGATACGATTTACATATTCGATTTCTTTTTTTGTTGCTTCAAACTCGTGAACTGGACTATTAATATTGTTTTCTTTCCTGATAGATTTTTTTTTATAATCGACATAAACACTGGTGTTAGATTTATGTATAAAACGAACATACATTTTTGGGTTGTTATTATTAAATAAAACTATCTTTTGTGGATTTGTTAAAATATATCTTTTTACAATAGAGTCTTCTTTATTGTTAATATTTTCGTATTCAATATAATTTTTTTGGAATCCAAAGAATATATAAGTTCCTGTTGGTATAGATATTTTCCAAGTAAAATTTGTATTCAAATTATGTTCTAAACGATTGGAATAGACAAGTATCTCTTTGTTGGGTTGACTTGAAAGTTTAACAAATAAAGTATGTAAGTAATCGTCTGATCTCCAATCGTCATCGTCCCACGTTGTCCAAATGCAATTTTTTGGAACAAGTTTAAGTGCCATGTTTCTTTTAGCTCCAAGAGTCAATGTTTTAGGAACATGTAGCTCGACTATATTTGAATACTCCCTGTTATTTAAACATGATATATTAGACTCGTTAACAATGATAAGATGTTTATTCTTATATGTTTGTTTTAAAAAATTATCAATAGACACTTTTGCATAATTAATTCTCTCGTTATTTTTTCCAGTAACCATTAAGCAAAAAATGTCGATATAATCATGTGTATTAAAATGTTCATAACTTAAACATGATATTTTAGCTATTACGATGAAAATTACTATAAGTAGCACTGAATACATAACAATTGTTTTATTCATTATATTTAATTATATTCAATAATTAATATGTACAGAAGAAAAGAAACACTTATTTTATCAATATTTTCATTAATAGTTGTTATAAATTTATATTTTAGTGTCCAAAAATGGAATTTAAAATCAAATTCAAAAAGGTATTTTGTGTTCGACTCTAAAATGAATGAAACAAATAACAATTTTGATACAATTCCAGATGTAATTAGAACAACTCTTTCAGATCTATCTGTAAAACACGCATACAATTATCATGACGCAACAATTGTTTTTACAAACAAATTGGACGATATAGAAAATTTAAGAAAAATGAGGTATAGTAAAAAGTGTAAATGGATATATGGTTTACGAAGTATTAATATGTTATGTAGTAAATCGGTATTAGCATTAGTAATACGTAATTACAACAACAATAAATTTAAATATAGCATACCCAAAACATATGTCATATCTCACCGACCTGATTATATCGAACTCATGAACAGAGAGTTTGATCCTAAAAGTGGAAAGCCTTTACAACCATTATTATTAAAAAAGAACATACAAAGGCAAAATGGAATTAAGTTTGTTTTACATAAGGATGATATACAAATAGAGGATGGTTCTAACAATAATGTAGTCTGCCAGGTATTACTAACAAATCCATATTTGATGAATTCAAGAAAAATAAATATGAGAATTTATTTATTAATCATATGTGATAATAGTTTACATAAAACTTTTGCATATATATATAATGATGGATTTATGTATTATACAAAAGAGCATTTTTCAATGAATGAAGTCAATCATGACACACAGATAACAACAGGATATATAGATCGAAAAGTGTATCAAGAGAATCCTTTAACTATTAGTGAGTTTATCAAAACTAAACTAAAAAAAGACGAAGAGGTAAATTTTAGAAAGAGTTTAGTCAAGTTGTTTAAAGATGTCCTACAATGTTATAAGCCTATATTTGAAATAAATGAGTTTGATCATGGTCCAAACCATTTTGTTTTACTTGGATGTGATATTGCACCTGATGAGAATCTGGATTTAAAACTGTTAGAAATAAATAAAGGACCCGATCTTACTTTTAAAGATCGTCGTGATGAAAAACTGAAAAGGGATATGGTGAAAAACGCTTTAAGTGCTGTTGTTAATTCAGAATATAAAACGATTCCAAATTACATTAATGTGCTTTAAATTTAAAATCATAATATGTAAAAAATGTCAAAGAAAGATAATCAGTTAAATGTAATTGATTTACGAGGTATTAAAAAGCTGGAAACTATGATATTTTCAAATCCTTTGTGTGTATTTTTGCATTCTAATAATTGTGGCCCATGTAAATTATTCTCAAATGTATGGGAGCGAGTGGTTCATTCTTTTTCAAATGACAATAATGTAACATTTTTGAAAATAGAGGTCGGGATGATTTCGCAAATAAAAGAACATGCGCCTCAGTTTCATAATAAAGTCCTTAAAAAAATGATATTGAGCTATGGTTATGTACCAAATATAGCCAAATACAATCCGTTAACGAAAAGAGTGTCTATTTTAAAAAATAAAACAGAGGATACATTACATTCTTTCATAAAAAATATTTAAGAGAATCAAAAATGATATAATTATATGAAAGATGGATCAAGAAAGATTATTTAGATCTATTTTACAAGAAAAAGAACAGAATTCGTTTGTTGATAACATATTGAATAATAACAATATACAAATGCATGGGAGTTTAAACGCATATTGTAGAACATCATATGATCCTTCAAATAATGATCAACAACAGGGTCAAAGTGAGCCTATGTCGAATGCATTAGCTATACAAGATATGGATCCTCAGTTGGATGATTTTAAGAACAAGGTCAAAATTTGGATAAAGTTGGACAATGAAATCAAAGAACTAAACAATAAGATAAAGGTATTGGATAATGAAAGAAAGCAAAGAAAAAAATACATGATGTCCTTAACGCCACATATACTCTCTTATATGAATATGAATGAAATTGAGGAGTTGAATTCGAGAGATGGAAAGATACAATATAAATGTTCAATGATTAAGCCCCCGTTGTCACAAAAGGATGTTAAATCAAAGTTATACAATACATTTACAGAGAATCATGATGAGTTGGACCATATTTTTTCGGCAAGAGAAAAAATCCAAAAAGTGTCTTTGAGGCGTTATCTTAATTAAACGGTGTCTTCATTTTCAACAGAATCTTGTATAATCTCAACAAGGGTTCCTAAATGCATTTTGATGGTGTAGTCAACTTGTTTACCATATATAGCATCTTCTGGGTACATTGAAAGCCAAATATTCACGGCATTATTTGTAAGTTTTATTTTGTTATTTTTTTTATCGTATAATATTAACAGTTTTGCATATTTCTTAATATCTTTAATTAAATCTAAATTTTTTTTTTGTTTGTCAATAATATTGTATAAATCTTTAACTTCGGTCGAATTTTCGTCCATAGGAATACTGAAGACATGTTTCATTTCTTTGTTAATAACCTGAATGGAATCGGAAACACTTTTAATAATGGAAGGTGTATTCGTAGATAAGTCAGAGCTGATATTATTTTTGTTGTTAAAAATGAAATTTATAATTTTATAATGTCTAAAGTATACTTCTTCAGAGTTTTCTTCTTTAGGATCGGACTTTAAAGAACCAAGTATAGTTTCTTTCAATTTATTGTTATCGGACAAACTATTAAGTACTTCGTTGTCAACAAGTATTTTACCTTGATCATTAAATATATTTACGGTTTCTCGGTTCATAAGAAAAAGATTTTTATAAATGTTAATCAAACCATGGGTTGATTTGTTAAACTCGTTATTTATTATGGCAATCATTTGTGTGTTTTGATTTACCAATTGTCGTAAATAATGAGTTTTATCGTGTACTTGGTTAAAATTTTCTACATTAAAAAATGAAGTAATAATTGAAAAACCAAATGCATAAATAAGAACTGTTAAAACAATTGCTATCGAAAAATACATTACAATTTCTACATGCTTATTATTCACCATAATAAATTATATTTATCATTTGTTACATATTAATAATAACAAAAATAGTTTAAAACAAGTTTTACAGTTTATATAAGTAATATTTAGTATGACTTTACAAGATATTTGGGTCGATTTAAAAGTTATATCGATGTTAGAACCATCGCGAAAGTTGTTTTTTTGTGATGACGGTTTAGCCTTAGAACCAATAAGTTATTTTTCAACTATAAAGCGATGGTTAAACAATTCTAATCGTCGTAATGTTATAAATCGGATTAAACAAAGAGTCGAAGAGCTGGAACGCCATTTTCGTTCTGATGAGTTTACTGATAATAATTGGATAAAAAATGAAATCATAGATATATTAGACAAAGTCAAACAGGGACTTTTGAACTTACAGGAGACTTACACAGGAGACTCTCAAGTAAAAGCAAACATAGATCTTTTGATAGCACGTTTAGAGTATATCCGGTATATATCCAATTCTAAAGATTTACAGAATTAACAAAAATTAAAGATTAAAAGAGAGTATTTAAATAAATATGAAAAGATCATGTCAAAATATTGTAGGAGAGTTTTTAATTGATATATGCCATTATATATGTTCGTAAAGAATACCTAAAAGAAAAAAATTGAATAATAAAAAGAAAACTCAGATTAAATTAAGATAATATACGAAAAATGGCATATAACTTAGTTATTGTTGAATCATCTACAAAGGCGAATATAATTGCAAAATATTTAAATGAAAGTGACGAGTTGAGATCTCATGGTAAGTTCAAAGTAGTAGCGAGTCAGGGACATGTACGTGATATATCAAAAAAGAAAATGGGTATAGATATGAACACATTTGATTGTGATTTCATTATTATTGAGAACAAACGTAAAATCGTATCAAATTTGAAAAAACAAATTGAGAACGCACATAAAGTATATTTAGCGGCCGACAACGATCGTGAGGGAGAGGGAATAGCTTGGCATTTAAAAGAGCATTTTAAATTAAAATCAAAAAAATATGAGCGGATTCTATTTAATGAAATCACAAAAAAAGCATTAGTTTATGCGGTATTGAATCCTGTAGATATTGATAAAAACATGGTTGATGCGTATTTAACACGAAGAATATTAGATCGTTTTGTAGGATTTATGATAACAAAACTTTTATGGAAATCGTTTAGTTCGAATGTGACATTATCAGCAGGGAGAGTGCAATCAGCCACTTTAAAAATTATAATGGATAAAGAGAAAGAGCTAATAGATTTCGTATCTGAACCATACTGGACCATCCGTGGTGATTTTGGAGATCATTTATCGGATACAACTTTGTATTACAATAATGCAATTTGGAAGATTAATGATAATAAAATAGTAAATAAAGTTTTATCAGAAACGTTGAGTAGAGCTATTTTCAAGTTAAAATCCTGTAATGTAAAGAATAATATCAAAGAGAAACCACCATTACCATTTACAACATCAAGTTTACAACAAGTCGGTTATGGTGAATTTGGATCGATAACAAGGATTATGGCAATTGCACAGCAGCTTTATGAAATGGGTGCTATTACATATATGCGAACAGATAGCACAAGCATCAATACAGATATGGTTAATAACATAAAGAATCATATAGAAGATAAATATTCATCAAGTTATGTGTCTGATAGAATAGTTAAAGGTGGTAAACAAAAACACGCACAGGAAGCTCACGAGGCTATACGACCAACAACACTTAAATATCCATTTTCTAAAAAAATGACAGTAGAACAACAAAAAATGTACACATTAATCTATAAACGTACGATAGCTGCTTTTATGAGCGATGTATTATATACAGAGGCGACCGTGTATATAGAAAATGATCAAATGAGTAAGGATTATATGTTTATTGGAAAACATAAAATAATTCAGTTTCAAGGATGGTTAAAGATATATAATGACGATGGTAAGTATGAAGAATCGAATGTTGATGGTTTTGTTGCTAAATGTAAAAAAATGCAACATGTTGAAGCAAAAACAATTACAGGAAGATGTACATGGACTATACCACCGAGTCGCTATAATGAATCATCGTTGGTGAATATTCTAGAAAAATCAGGAATAGGGCGTCCATCTACATATGCTTCTATTATTTCAAAGTTAGTGGACAAGATGTATATTCAAAAATCAAAAGAAGTACAAGGCAAAGAAAAGAAATATACAAATTATATTCTCGATGTTAAAAAACAAAAGATTGTTACTCAAGTTGAAGAAAAGTTTGTAGGATCTGAAAAGAATAAACTTGTTCCGTTGAATATTGGAAATATTGTTAATGAATATGTATCTAAAGTTTTTCCGAACATAACAGATGCAAAATTTACATCTGAAATGGAAGCTAACATCGATCTTATTTCCAATGGAGGATTATATTACAAAAAGTTTTTACAAGATTTTTACAAAAAGGATTTTGAGATCCGTTTTTTGAATGCGATGGTTCTAATAAAAACAAATACAGGAGATACCAATAAACAACAGTTAGGACAAGAAGAAATCGAAATAAATGATAAAAAAATCGTTGATGTTATGAATGACAGTCGTAAAACATGTATATTAAGAAGCACAAGATATGGTCCTGTTATCGAAATAAGGAGTAAAGATTCTTCAGAAAAAAGTGTTTATATAAACATCAAACCATATTTACAAGAAACAAATAAAAAACTAAAGGACTTAACGGTGGACGAAATTAAAACGTTCATATCATTACCACTAAATCTAAAATACAAAAACGATTATTATTCTTTACTATTTGGGAGATATGGATTTTATATAAAGAGTGAAGAAAGAAATCATAAGATATACAAGAATTTATTGGGGTATGTGTTTTCAGGTAATTATGAACTATTGATGAAATCAATAAAATTATAATATGTCATGGAAGCTATAGAAATTATTCTTAAGATCTGAAGAGAGGGAAGCATTCACATTTTTTTTCATAATGGGAGGGGAATTGTTTGTACAAATTATTGAATGTAAATTATCATATTGTTTTAATCCTATCAATTTAGAATCGGGAATGTTATTACCCGGTCTAAATGAATCTGGATACTGGTTGACAGCACTTGGTGGTGGGTTGGCAGACTTTAACGCGACCGAATGTAAAAAAACAGAATCCGCTTTATTTGGGTAATTTTTATATGTATCGTTGTCATCAAACGGTTCACCTGTATATAATCCACCATTCAAACTAGCAAGGGGTGGTGGTAAATAAACTGGGCAGTTATATTGAGTATTAGTTAGCTCGTGTTTATCAAACGGTATTACATTCATTATTTATTTTATATTATGAAAATATTTAAAGATGAATCTAACATTTTGTTACATAAATAAGTGATAAAAAAGATATGCAAGATTCAGAAGAATATTTATACGAAGTGATAAAATGTATTTACGAGTGTAAAAGATTCCAAGACGAAAATACAAAAGAAATGCATTATGTTTCAAAATACCCTAATTTATCCAATATATACCCTATGATTTTCAAAAAAGCATGTGAAAAAGATTTTGATTATGAAAAGTTTGTTTGGATGATGTCTATAAAAAAGGATGTAAATGAAAACAATGTAACACAACATAATGCGAGCATAAAAGTTGGTGAAAGGCTTGTTGACGAATATATTAAACCGAACTTAACTTAAATTGTAAGTTTCACACCATTTCTTACACATATTAACATGCTTATTTTGCAACTCGTCAATATCTGTAGTTGATAATTGTTTTACAGATAAGACTTTTTGTATATGCTTGATTTGATTAACTGTATATAATGTATTAAATTTTGTAAGAAGTTTTACGATTGTGGTAAAATTGTCTTTTATTGGAATTTCATGAATAATATTCTGAACTAAAGACGAGAAGATCTGTTCTATTTCTTTATTTGGTTCAATAAAATCATGAAATAAAATATATTTCTCTGAATTAGCAGGTCTACTCGTATTTGGTTTTAATATATAAAACGATCTATAACATACTGCGCATAATGCAATCGTTTTAATTGTATCCGTTGAAAAGATATCAAACACCTTTAACAAGAAATGTCCGTTTTTCTTTTGAAGACATAAAGCCGAATAAATCTCAGATGTAATCAGTCGTAACGACTGTTTTTCTTGATTATTGAAATCAGAGCTAAAATCAAATCCACCATCAGCTGTAATGAAATAACACGAGTTCCTTCCTACATGTTCACTAAACTCGTCTACATTTCTTTGTTTATAAATATCACCATTATTATTGCAAAAAAGTTTAATATTATTTTTAATAATGTATGATTTTGGTAATTTCCAACAAGGAATTTTCTTTTCATATGATTTTAAGGTAATACCATGTATTTCAGAATAAGGTATATTGTATTTCATATAAAATTCGGCTAAACACTCAATAAAACCACCAGGACCTTCTGCTATATGCGCAGTTTTATATTTATAAGACGATTCAACATCAAATATGTTAAAATCGTGTAATATTTCCCATAATTTAAAAAAAGCACGACTTATTGGTTTTTCATAAACAATTGTACATTTTGATGCAAAAATCATTTCATATTTATTTGTGAATTTCTTAAAATGATCCCATTTATCATCATTGTTAATCCTATTTTTCCATGAGATCAACTCTTGATTAAGGTTTTCATTGATAATTTTACATGTATGTATAAGGTTTTCATCATAATATTCAAAACTATTATTAATCGAATACTTAATACAGCAATTCATTTTCAAACATGTTGTAAAAGTTATCGTTTACTCGTTTAAATATCTTTTTGAAATACAAACCATCTGTTCATAAAGCTATAGCTTTTCAATTCGTCTGTCATACCTTCTACAGCATTAACGACAGCCCAATGTTTATTACCATTATTATATGTGATTTGAAGGCTGTCAAATAATTCTTTGAAGGAGCCAGTTTCTTTCAATCGTATTTTGTACTCACCTAGTTTTCTTTTAAGAAGCTCAAAATCAATTAAATATTCAGGAATGATCTTATTGATTGTTTCAAAGTATACATCAATCTGTTTTCCTATATTCTCATCTGATGTATTGTTCGTGATGAAATGATCATATTTTCTTTCAATTTGCCAGATTACTTTATCGTTCATCTTTCTTTGAATCTTATCTGTTTTTGTTTTTGTAAATTCAGCATTTATGATATGACCGTCAAGAGCTGTTCCGAAAAAATGGCCACCTGGTAACAATGATTTATTAATGTTATAGCAAAATGATTCCAGCTTTTGTATACTTTCAAAAAAGTAATGAATTGCGAATTGACAACTTATTAGATTGAAACCGTTATTCAACACATCGTGAAATTGTCCTAACAGAGGATTATCAATTCTTCTTTTATCAATCATACCATTGGATATTTGGGACAGAATTTTTAAATTATCATTTTGTGTCTTATTGATATACTCCTTTGTCCATTTTTGTCCTGCATCTAAAAGTAAAAACATCATGGATTGTTTATCAATATGCAATTTTTTGTAAAACTTTTCGTTATGAGCGCTTTCATACATTCGTTTATATATACCATGATTACTGTTCAACAAATTATCTTCATTATTGTCGACTCCTACAACCAATGTAAATTTGTTATCGATCCATTTTTGTAAATCACCACCCTGACCACAACCTAGTTCCAATAATTTATTTTCAACATTAAATGTTTTACTTCCAAATTTGTCGTACATGTTCGTTTTCTTTACCCAAAAATTATGAAAGTCTAACATTGGACGTGACTGGTAACGATGCCTAGGTGTATCTCTTGCATAATAAATGTATTTTGTATCCTGTTTTACCTCATCTTCACTCAAAATATGTTTACCAGTTATCATATCAATTGTTACAGGATCTATAATAGTTTGCCATATGTTTGTTACGGTATTGTAATTATTCGCAGTATTTTCAATTTTATTAGTTAGTTTGTAAAGCTGTGTTTTATCTTTTCTAATTCGCATAGGTATCCATTTCATATAACCTGAATTTGTTTGTACACTGTTATATGCAAATTCAACAATTATATCATCTACCAATAATTCTTTTGATATGGTTGTTAATGGGTTTTTTTTATTGTTCTCGATAGGTAAGTATGTAAAGTCATATAAGCGCTTTACTACAGTGGATGTGGTGTCGGTAATCATTTTATTTTTATGTTTATGCAAACGATCAAAAATATTCATAATATTTACATTTGCTTCAAGAGTACCTTTGTATGCGACAAACAGATCTACATATATACATTTCTGAAGCATGTTTTCATGTGTTTGAATATATGTTTCCTTACCAAATCTTACTAAAACATCTATACTGTTTTCCTCTGGAGGTTTCCATTTAAACACTTTGCTCCATGTCCCTCCGAACCTATCCATGCTCGTATCATTACTATATAAAGCACCAGGTGAAAGACCTATAGGAGTAAATATTAATCCATCTGTATGATACGGTAGTGTCAATGTTTTATCAAGTACTTCTGATGTATTCTCAAATACTGTTTTAGCTGTTAGAAATGTCTTGACTGTTATTGATAAATTTGATTTATTATCCCAATTTTCAATAGAAGTAAATTCTTTTAATATCTCAAGACGTTTTATCAAATCTTTTGATCGTACATCTACTCCATTCATAATATAAATATCAAATGCTAAATACAAATTAAGAACAATGCCTAATTTACCTTTTTCTACAAATTCTCCATCTAAAATAGTTGAATGCGCTTTTTTGTGTTGTATATTCAGTTTAATAAATTTTAGTTTATTATCAATCTTGTAAACTTGTTTTGATTTATCAACAAAAAACAATATCCTTTCTCCATCAGCTTTTTCAGTAACCGAATATTCTTTAAATATTGATGCATTTTCTAAATTTTCACTTAACAAATTCTTTTTCATTAATGTAACCGGTTGATATCGAAGATAAAACTTTCCAGGATTTTTCATGATTTCATCTAAACTAGTGGTTTTCAAATCTGGATTTACTAAATTGATGTACTCTCTTAAAGCATCCTTATAGTCCGTCTTTGTCATTAGTAAATCAACATTCCTGTTCGATTTTAATAATAATGCAACCGTTTTTAACATGTTCGTTAAAACAACATCAGACTTAGTAATCTTTTCTACATAAGGTAACGCCTCTATCTCAACCTCAAATGTTTCAATACCATTTGATAATGTACCAGATGTTGATAACCTTTTTGACATACCGGGAGGTGGTGTTGATTTGACATTTGTTAAATCTATTCTATGATCCTTTGTTGTAAATGTCCATCGTTCTTTAAAACGAAAGAATTTATCACGATTAGACAATTTGTTTACATACGATGATCGATACACATTGTCAACAGGATCCTCCTTATTAATATTTACTTTTAAATCATACTCAGTAATAAATACAGAATCAACATTTTTATTACGATTCTTTGTTATAATGTCAGCTCGGGTATCTTCTCTGATTACATTATATTTACAATAATTAACTATATTATCATCACCATACAAAGTTAAACGAACAGACGAATCTTCACCAACAGTACGAACATCCAACTGTTTTCTATTAATTGATTCTTGATACTTATAGTCATTTGAATATTTTAGAGATTTCAGCATTCTTTGAAATCCATCTGCATCAATATTTTCTTTTAAAAGTATCTCAAATTCAAATTTATTATCATTGGAAAATTTTAAATTTTTACCCAATGTTTTAATTTGATCCTCTGATAGATTCATATTTATATGGTTTGATTTCTTTACTCTGTATCTATATTTAATTTCAAATTTTAAAATAGTTTCATCAAACTATATATGTTATATTGATAAATAGAGATATAGTTCATAAAAAAAATATACTAAATTAAAAAAACATCCTACTTCATCTTATTACTTATCATATTTATAATATCTGCCTTTTTACATTTTAAAGAACCTATCTCTATTTCATGTTCGATACATATGTTTCTCAACTCATTTATGTTTTTCGTTGATAGCTTTGTTACATCTACGCTTCTTCTATATTTATGAAAACTATTAAATTCATCAAATGATGACTCGTTGTTTGTTGTTAATAATTCATATCCGTTCTCATCATCAAACTTAATAACCATGTACGAACTTTCATCTTCATTTGATTCATACAAATGATACAAATTACTTTTATTTACTATATATATGTTCATATTCATTATTTTACTCCAAAACATCATATAATTTTTGTTTAAATGGCTCATATCTTTAAGATCAACATTAGAACTGTTTACATAATCACTAATTTGTTTGTGAAGTTGTTTATGTTTACTTGTTATTGTTTTCAATAAATGTTGATATTTATCTATCAATTTCATTAAGTCTTCCGCATTATCTTTAATGTTACCTAATGGCTCGATAATCTTCAAAAAAACACTAGCAATACTTTTTAGAACAACTGTTTCAGTTTTTTTTGGACTAGGTCTTTTTGGACTAGGAATTGGTGACACATTCCTTGATTTGTTTCTAGGATCAAAAAGTTCGTGCCTTAATTGGTTTAGTTGTTGAAAAGCGTTGACCGGTTTATTGTATTGATACGACTGAACAAACTCATTTTCTTCAAATGTAAAATATATAGGTTTCTTAATATGACTTATTGTGTTACATAAATCATTAAATACAATTGTTTTGGTTTCATCTACCATGTCGTTTTTTCCTGATGAGTTACTTTAGTTACTTTATATATCTATATCAATTTTTAAATTACTTATCATACGGTTTTTTATATACTTATTCATTTTTTTCAAAGGTTAACAAATTAGATACATCATAAAATTCTATACTTGATATACTCTGTTTCGCATATTTCTTTTTAGCCATACTAAATTTGTTTACCGCATTTTTCTTGTTAATGTTATGTTTATCTTTTTCAATATCTTGCAATATTTTTGATACCTTTATTTTGTCATCCATGAGTACATCCTTAATTATATTCTCACATTCATCATTACCCGAATATCTTGAAGAGATTGCTTTAAATTGTTCATTTTTATCATCTTTATTTTTATCATCTTCTTTTGTCATTAGTAAATCACTGTCAACCTTTTCAAAAGATAATTGTTCTTGTTTATCATCAGTATACACTACACTAATTTGTAGGTAGTTTTCTATTTCGTTAAGAATACTCTCATTAATTTGTTCTAAACTAAAAAAAATACCATTATTATTTTTTGTATATTGAATATCATACTTTTTTAATATCAAAAATATATCGTAATGATATTTTGCATCTATTTGTTTTAATGTATTAACCAATTCTTTTACATTCAGCATCTTTATTGATATATAAGTAAAGCGTTCATCTTATAAATATTGTTTTACATCGTATCTAAGTCTACATCCTCTTCCTCGTCCTCTTCATCATCCTCATCATCCTCATCATCCTCTATATCATTTTCATTGTCTTCCTCCTCTTCGTTGTTTACAATTATCCCATTTTCCTGATCATCATCGTTTATTACATCTATATCCTCGTCATCATCTTCCTCATCCTCATCCTCATCCTCGTCATCATCATTTTTCTTAGATAAATAGTCTTTACTTTTTAATGAAATGATATCTGACTCTTGAATTATTTCATCTTCAAATGTATCTTCTATTTCAGGGTGATCGTCATCATCATAATCTACCTCAACATCTACAAACGCAGTGCTATTTTCCAATTTAACTATTTTTCCAACTGCTGATATTTTTTCGTCATTAATTTCAAACTTTTTACCCACAATTTCAACATCTAACAGCTGATTGGGTACGATCTTGTTAAAATCGATATTACCATCAGACCTTATATTTAAACTGTTTTTAGGTACAATAATATCCATAATCGCTTTGTACTCATTATTTTCATCAATAATACCCGATGAACATAATACACCAAAATTGTTACTATTTATAACTTTGCATTTTATGATACTTCCATTTGTTGGATTACATACAAGGGCTTTAAATTGCACATGATAATTTAAAAAACCATGAAGTGAATGTGCTTCAATATAACCTGTTGAGATTTTTGTAATAGATATGCTATTTTTTTTAATATATCCGTGTTTAGAACATTTACCTTCATTCTTTTCTATTAAATGTGTTAACAATTTTTGTGAAAAAGATTTATTCATGTATTTGGGAGAAAGTTTAACTTTTTCCGTAAGAAGAGAAGGCACAAAGCTATTATTGTCCATTTTAAATTTCAAACATATATTTTATTTAGTTTAAATCAATTTTTTGTTTATAACAGTATCATGATATAATTTGACTAACATTGGTCTAAGATACCGATCTTTTATATTACGAGTTATATACTCATACAAAACACACAAATTTTCTTTCTTTAATTTTTGAACATAAGTTTGTATTTTATTATATTCCATTTTACCTATTGCCGATTCGATATGTTCGTACATTATATTTTTAGTATACTGTGAAGTTTGTACACAGATTGCCCCACTTATTTTTTTTTTGTTTTTGACAATATTACTTTTTGATATCTTAAATGATGATGCCTTTTGTTTTGTTGAAAACTCAGACATACCTAAAAGTTCATCTATATTGATTTTATTCAATTTATCATTTCCTTTTTTTACTATATTTTTCATATGATTAGCTAGCTCTCCTTGTGTCGTTTTTACTTCTTTTCCTACATCATTGTACACAACTATCTTATCTTGTTCGTAATTGTACACTTTCTGTATTTTATTTAAATCATTAACAAAGTAAATTAAACCATCTTTTAAACTTTCCAATAAACTGGTATCCCTAATAGCATACTTTTTATAATAATTAACAAAACTTGTATGTTCATAAATGTTCATCTTATCAATAACCATACTCCAAATAGTTTGCTTGTTAAGTTCATCTGCTACATACACTGTGGAAAGTATGTTCTCTATTTTTTCATATTCGTCATGCAGTCTTTTAGTTGCACTTAAAACGATGCTCTTTGGAGAGACAACTGTTTGATCAATAATACCATTATTTTCAAACACATTACCAACCTTTTTGTTTTTTTTATCCTTCCAATATTTAAGATGCAATTTACTTGGTCTTTTCAGATACTCTTTGTATCTTAAAAGTATCGGTACCTTTTTATCATCCAATTTTAATGGATGAACTATATACTTATTTGAAGAATGAACTATATACGAATCAATACCTCTAAATTTGAAAGTAGTTTTTTGATCAATTATTTTAGACAACGCATATTTTAATATGGATTGATGGTCTTGAGATATGTTTATGAATGCATTTAATATTTGATTATAAGTCATAAAAGTTACATCTAATTTTTTAAATAATGCAAAAATTCTCGAAATGTATTGATTTACCTCGTATGATAAAACATTAAAATTAAGACTCTTTTTTATAACTTTCGATTTTGATATTTTCGGTATGCATTCTATTTTGCAATTTTGAAAATCGCATAATTTACTATTATCCGTGTCACCAAGCCTTAAATTATCTATTTTAGTATTTTGAGATGTTGTTATTGATATTTTTTTATTGATCGTATCTTTATCGAAATAAAGAACATTCTTGTTAAGATTACAATCAACCGAACCTTCCTTCAGTATTCGTTCTATTTGTGATATTTTCTGTTGTTTAATTTCAGATATTCTATACATCCTTAGATCAACCGACTCTTTATCGTGTAGTTTTGGAATAGTATTTGCATGCAAGTAAATGGTTGTATTTCTTTCATCAGATGGTAAATTAATATGACTATACCTACGCACACCTCTACCTACAATTTGTTCAACTTTACTCATATTAAACCAAGGTTCGAGTAGATGTATTTCTCTAACATTCTTAAAGTCTACACCCTCTGTAGCTACCTGTGAAATGATGACTATTTTAATCAAGTCACCATTGCGATTTTCATAGGAACGAATAGTCGATATGACACTTTCTTTGGATGGTGTAAGTTTACTATCACCGCTTATTATTGTGTATTCGTACTTTCTTTTGTTTTTATTATTATTATCGTTTAATAGGTTTTTCGCTTTATAGCGTGTATAGCCTTCTGATTCAAGTGCTATTGCAACTGGAATGACACCAGCATCTATATATTTTGAATATACTATAACTATTCCTTTTGATTTTTTGATATATTCTACTATACTCTTTATTTTTGGCGAATATTTTCCCAAATTATTTTCATCAAATACACGAACAGACAGACTTTTATATTTAAATTGAATGCTAGACTTTGAAGAACTATAATCCATAATAGACAATAAACCATTCTTCCCAATGTTGACTATCGAACTTCCTTCATTCGGATAATATATATTCGATAACTGAATTCTTTTTTGCATATCATTGTTTTCATCATCTTGCTCAACTTCTTTCGATATTGTTTCAGTTTTATAATCGATCGTCTTATAAATAGAATATTGATCATCACTCATAGTTGATTGTATTATTTCGGTAAATTTTAACATTTCATTTTCTGGTATTATATTATTATATACATCTTTGGTCGGATATTGAACTAACACATTGGTATCTTTATTTATACTCGGGTACAATCTTAAAGGAAAGGTGAAAGGATTTTCACCACGCATATAAGACACATGTTTGTTCGCAAACCTTATCAACTTGTTCTTATATATGTCATACATTGTTCCATTTTTATTAAACAAATTATCACTAGGTAGCAACACTTGTGTTCCTTTTTCAACAGAATACAGTGTATTAAACAACCATACAATTTCGGAATAATCATCAAACATAGGGGTTGCTGATAAATATAATACACGCAAATTAGAAGAAAACTTTATAACATCTTGTAATAACACAGGAATCTTTTTCATAGATGTATCATTTGATCTTAAATTATGCACCTCGTCGATTATGATTAAACGGTTTGAATAGTTTTTAAAAATGTAATTTGCAAATTCATTTTCAGATAATATTGTTTTCTTTTTTTGAATTTCATTTGAAAACTGAAGATATCCTTTAAAATCGTAAAAGTTTTCAATGTTCTTTTTTACCTTCTTTAATAATTGTTTTTTAGGAATATTTTGCCAATTGTGTACCATCTGTACATATTTGTTACCGACACACGCATTATCTATATCTTTCAAATCAAATAACTCGTTCTCAAAGTTTTGACGAATTACTTTGTTACTTAAAACGATCGTCTGTTTCATATTTGAATACGAATTATGAAAATTCTCTGCGATACTTATTGATGCACAAGTCTTACCCACACCAACACCATGAAATAACAATAAACTTCTATTCTTTGTGTTTAATGACATAAACTTCTTCAAAAAGCGCTGATTTGGAGATAACTCAAATATTGACGAGATAGTATCATCTAAATTTGTTTCATTGAAATTATCTGAATATTTATCTAAAAAGTATTCGGGTAACTGATGCTTCAATTTGTGATTATAACGGGTCGACAATTTCTTTTTCAAAATATATAATTTATTCTCAATTTCTAAAGCATCAGTTTGATTATATGTTGTTACGTGTTTTTCCAATAAATTATAAACATGTTCTTTGATATTATTGTTACTTGAACCCATTCAAACCCTTTTAATTTCTTATATATTTTTATTCAATGTTTTCGAATTTTTTACATACTACATCATTAACCAGTTTAAATGTTTCTATTTTTTCTATATTTCTACCATTTAGTTTCGAATTTACTATGGCATACGGAAACCATTGCACATCTCTGACCTCCTTTGATTGTAACGCATTTCGTTTATCAAATAATACTTTTTGGTCACATGGACGCATATATTTTGAGATATAATAGACATTACGATATCGAATTTTGTTTGTACTTAAATAAATCTCTTCAAAATATTTTGAAGAATCCCCAAAATATACATCTGCTATCTTTATATTGCTCTCCTCGTTAAACTCTCGAATAGCACATTGAAAATCCTTTTCGCCTAACTTTCTTCGCCCTTTTGGAAACTCCCATTCTTGTTCTTTCAAAAAGGATCTACATTTATTTATTCCAATATTTAAACTAAAAGAGATCGTATCTGTTTTAGTCTTAATAAAATATCCATTTTTTATTGTTGTAAATTTATCTTTCATATTCTTATAATATGAGGATGTGTGTTTATTATCTACCCATAACGCATTCCATATAGCATCAAATGTATTCCTTCTTAAAAAGTCTATTTCATCTTTTGTCATCATTTCGAGCATTCGAATTATGTAATTTTTATTTTGTATATTATAGTTTCCTCTTATAAACTCGACATAACTTAGCGAGTCTTTTCTTTGAATCATTAGATACATTGGCCTTCTGTCTGACATTTTGTAACAAATAACTCCATAACTTGTGGTCGGACAGTTGCAATATTTTGATGTATGTCCAAATATACCACAATTAATACATTGAATATCTTTTCTTTTATTATGCGAATTATGCGAATTATGTTGAGAATTATAAAAAGAATTATTATGAATCATTTAAAAAGAAACAAGATACTTTCGGTTAAAATAACATTGATGATTTTTTTTAAATAGAATTGAAAAAAATAATATTGTTCATAAATAATTATAATATAAAATGAAACCAATGATATGGGGAAAGTACGTTTGGATGTCGCTTCACTTAATAGCATTAGGATATCCCATCAATCCAACTCAGGAAGACAAAAACGCTTACAAAAACTTTTTTAATGATTTCCACAAAGTTATCCCTTGTGTTGATTGTGCGCACCATTATAAAAACAATCTAAATGATGTTCCATTGACTGATACAGTTTTTAGTTCACGAAATAAGATTTTCGATTGGACAGTTGAAATACATAATAAAGTTAATGTAATGTTGGGAAAACCTGTCATTACCAAAGAACATGCATATAATATATTTACTAATCAAATTATCGCACAAAACGATATTATTAGCAATTCTTTTAAAAATTTATTATTTCCTCATGTCATTTCAACAAGCATTGCAAGAAAAATGTGCATATTCATGAATTTCATAATAATTGTGATGGTTTTATTATATTTTTTTAGAAAGCGATAAATTACCGAAATATCTTTTTAAATGCTGGTAAAAACTTCTTAAGCTCTTTTTCTTTCGATGTTCCTTCAATGAAACACTTTATAATTACAGATCCTCTTGAACCATCTTTTAACAACACCCCATTGTTTAAAAACACAATAGGCTCTTTCACATTGAAATATCCATCCTTTTCAAGTTTTATATGTTTATCATTCTTACCTAAGGTAATGTAATGTGTGAATCCACATAACATTTCCTCAAGCTTTATACAATGCTTTACGAACAATGTATTATCTTTCATAGATATTGATGATTTTGAAAGATCGTGTTTAATGGTAATATTAAGATGATGTTCTTTTATAAACAACTTCGAGTTATGCTCTTGACCTGGTAATATATTCATCTCACATATAAAATCGTTTTTTATTTTTTTATTTCCTTTACATAATATACATTTTTTAACATTAGTTTTTATTTTAGAATTTCCGTTACAACTACGACATACTGTTGGAAATGGAAAACTATCACAATATCCTCTACCTTGACATGTGATACATTGTATCATACTTGAAAAAGTAGCACCTTCACCGTTACATTTAGAACACAACAGATCCCTTGTATATGTTATTTTCTTTTCACATCCGTATATGATATCATCCAATGTTAAAAAAATAGTTTCAGGTTTATTAGTAATAGGTGGGGTAAACGTATTATCCTTTGAAATTTCAGGTTCTTTATTGAACATCATATTGCTGAACAGGTCCTCAAAATGAAATATTATTTCGGTCGGATCAGAAGTAAAAAATGTAGCATTATGACCATTTCTCATCATGTCTTCTGAACAGTTAAATTGATCATCAATTATATTGTTATCATACAAATGTTTTTTATCTGAGTTCGATAATACATCGTAGGCTTCTTGGATTTTTTTGAATTGGTTATCGTTACCATTATTCTTATCAGGATGATATATAATTGCCTGTTGTCTATACGCTTTTTTGATCTGTTCTGAGGTAGAGTCTATATCAATATTTAAAATTAAGTAATATTCTTTTTCGTCCATGCATTTCTTCCCGAACATTATTAGGTAGGTTTAAATGATTATAAAAAATATGAACTATTTAAGTAGATTTTATAAATAAAGAATGACTACTAATCCGTATTCTGTTTTAGGAGTATCGCCGAATGATGAGATTCAATTAATTAAACAAAAGTATAAACAACTTGCACTTAAAATGCATCCAGATAGAGGGGGGTCTACCACATTGTTTAAACTGTTACAATTAAGTTACGCTAAAATACTTGAAGAATATAAGTTGAAACAAATTGACAAAGCATTTGACCAATTAAAAAGTGAGTTTGAAGATTTTAAAGTGGATCAAGAGCAAACACAAAAAAGAAATGTAAATCTTGATTTTAAAGTGGACCAAGTAAATCATACAGATCAAAATGATTTTAAAATACATTTTAACAAGGTTTTTGATGAAAATAAACAAAAGAACCCACATGATAGAGGTTATGCGGAAATGATGATAAAATCAACCAAAAACAGAGAAGACATTAAAATTGAAAATTCCATTAAAAGCTTTACGATTGATAAATTCAATGACGTGTTTGATGGTTCAGATTCACAAAATGCAAAGCAAATATCCAAAAGATGTGTACCTACACCTCATTCCATCTCAAAAGAACTGGCTTTTACTGAATTAGGAGTGAACCAAATAAATGATTTTTCAGGGGAAAACAAAACTAATAGACATCTTCATTATATGGATTATCATGTCGCATATTCAACAAGTAAATTAGTTGATAAAAAATATATTAAAACCACACCTGATTACAAATCTGTACAAGACTATGAAAAACATCGTGAAGAACCTTTGAAAATGTCAGACAAAGATAGCAAAGCATATTCACGGTATCTTAAAAAAGAAGACAATAAAATGAGACAACAGTTTGAAAATCAAAAAAAAACAGATCAAGAAATAAGCGATAACTTTCAAAAAGTTAATAAACTAATGATGCAACATAGAAGATGAACAAGTTAAAATGACATATCATAAACATTATTTTCTATATAAATTCATAAAATATCTTTATCCTCATTATCTAATGCTAATGTGTTTTCATCGTTTTTACAAATATCGATCACAAAGCTTTCGAGAGCAATATCAGGCCTTGTTTGTTCTGAATTCTTAAATCTTGCATTGAAAGCTTCTATTGCAGACGCAGAAATAGAAGGGGACTCTGACATTAACCTTTCATATTCTTTAAGACTATAAGAGGTAAGCACATCAGCTGGATCTCTTTCTTCACGAGACATAGCTAATTGAAGGTTAATATAACGATAGAAACTACCGAATTGTTTCGCTATCGATAAATGATCCGCTGTTTTTTCTTCAGAATTGTAAAATTGTTTGAGTGCCTGAATAAGACTTGAAAATAAACCTACACCGCCTACACCAATTAATATGGAGTCTTTTATATCTTGATCATCAACACTTGCAGCACTTAAGCTTGCACCGGATGCAATAATAGTGACAAAAATAGCTGATAAAGAACAATAATCCGAAAATTTCTTCCACTCACCACCGGTTGTTGCATGCATAAATCTTAAACCAGCAGCTTTTTCAGCCCAACGCTTTAATAAAAATTCCATATTATATGACCAACTTTCTGCATTTACTTTTTTTTTTAGATTCGTATATCTTACTTGTGCTAGCGCCTCTGCTTCGTCCATTCTAGTATTGCTCTTTGTTAAAGGCTAAGAAAAAAAAATATCTAGATTTGAGCAGCAACCAAATCATTATGACATTTGTTTTCATTCTCTCTTCCGTAAATTACAATATCAAAATCATCTGGACTTTCTACGTTGTGATCTTTTAATATTTGTTTCGATATAGTTTCTGCAATCATAGGAGAATCGTTCATAAGTCGCTCTAGTCTGTCTTTTGTTTTTTGTATAAATTCGTCAGCATCAGATCTCTCTTCAGGGGCCATACTCAATTGTATTGAAATATCGCGAAATAAATTATCATACAACTTACATGTTCGCATATGGTTAGAACATTTTTCATCTGGTTTCAAATACTTTGACATAGAAGCTAAAAATGCAGCAAACAAGTTAAGAGCTCCTGTGGCATACATCCATATTTTGTATTGTTGTGAATCAACAGCTCCAAACGATCCTACACTTGTTAATGTTGTTAATAATATGAGAGGAATGGTTAATCTTCCAGACATTGTTTTGTATTTTTTTGCATTTTTACTATGCATATCTCTGTGTAAAAGAGCTTGGAATGCCCATGTCCTTACTAAATTTTCTAAATTAAAAGTCCATTTATCTATGTAAATTGATTTGTCATCGGTATTAAACTCTGAATCATTCATTTATCTTTTATATAAAATATATTTGTCTAGCAAATGGGCAATTATTTTCGCAATAAATAGCGAAAAGTAATCACTTAAACACTATTGTTGGTGGGAAGCATGTAATGAATCATAGCACTCTACGGTGGTCTTCAAAAAGCTCAACATCCCGACTTGATGCGGTGTTTTTGGGGGACTCATGGGTCGACGGAACTTGGTGCGGTTATCACACCTGGCCAATTCAACTTGCGGTGCAGCAAGATTGGAGTTATCTGAACGTTGGAAAGGTAGGAAAATGCATGCCAGACCTGGCCCGTCAAATGGCGCTGGTTGCCTCTGAACTGGAAGCGAATAAGCTTGTAGTGGATTCGGAAACACTGTGGATAATACACATGGGAGGAAACGACTTGCTCCATGCCATATTTCCAAATTTCTTCTGGCAAGTTCTAGATTTGGGACGTATGCATCTGAGCTATTCCGTCGGCAGTCAGCTCGTGCCATCGGTGGGAGACTGGATAAACACGTATACTGGTTCAAAAGTCAATTACAGCGATCCCACCTCTTTCCAAGACGAGTATAGAACCTGCTACCCGAGCGCTGGTCGACTCATAGCGCATCGAACGTTTGGAACGTTGTCGCAACTTCAATCACAATTTGGCGCGAATCGTTTCCTTGTCGCATCGAATACTACGTCGTCAGCCATGCCCCTTTGTAGACTTATTTCCTTCGCAGTGTCCCCTTTTCGCGGAATAAGATTGATCGACTTCATCGCGCTTACGGTCGGTTTACAACTAGTTCAGGCCTTAACAAGTTTTGTACACGCACACGAGAGCAAAAAGGAAAAACGCCCGCAAGTATGGTTCCTCGACGAGGATGTGCTCTGCAGGAGAGCACGAGCTAGCCACGCCACTTTTGATTGGCGATGGGACGGATTTCACCCTCTGTCAACAGGCCACGCATATCTTGCCAAGGAGTGTGCGCTAGTTCTTGAAAGGTCCGAGCCGATGGAGCAGGTTTCGCAACGTAAGATGAAGCAGCTTGAAACAATCGTCGCTCATGAATGGACTGTACGTGGTCTTGTTGAGGGCTGTTTTGCTCTGCTGTTGACGGGTATAGTCGGACTCCTTTTGGGTGTCTTGGTCGGGATTCTCCGTTTTTATTTTTGCTTGTGGGACTGCTTCTGCATCTCCAAAACCAAGGAACCATCAGTCACCCAGATAAAAGCTCAAGACAGATTCCGCTCAAGACGAGTGTCTGATGAGTGGAAAAGCTCAAAGCGACACTTCGACAATCAACGATCAATAGCGGAGCAGCTGAAGAGTAGTGTTGACTGAACAGATCGTGTAGACACGTTCGCGTGAGCACTTGTTGGACCAGTGAGCACTTGTTGGACGACCCTATGCATATGATTCCGATGATGTAAAACAAATGAATAAACTTCAAAAAGAAAGGTAAGAAAATTTCATTCTATTACTTTAAAATGACAAATTGTTATCGGTTAGAACACATACACAAAAAAGGATCTTTTCCTCTAGATGACGTTGTTGACGCAACGTTCATCATGACAATGGAGAACAGTTCACGCCACAAACACATCTATGACCACATTGTATCCAAAATCCCGGTTTCGAACATTTACATTCAATTCAACCAAAATTTCAAGAAATGTGAGAAAGGGACCATTACTAATGCATATCAAGATCAACTACATGCATTCAAAAACATCTTTCGACTAATTGGAAGTTTAAGTTATATTATGATAATCGAAGATGACGCCATTATATCAGAGCGATTTCAGGATAGTGAGATACAAACAGACGTTTCTACCTTCTTAAAAGATAATGTTGTAAAATGCTACAATCTAGGACCTTGTCCATATGTACCAAACCCCTTCTATCTAGCAGCTACTCACAAACATAATATTGTTTCATTATCAACCCATTGTTGTATATACCATACATCATATACATGTTTATACATCGAAAAAAAAAACCCCAGCTATTTGAACTACTTGTTCTTTACGCCACCAGCTTTTGATACGATGAACTCTTTCTCTCAAGGTTGTTACTCGTATAAGATTCCCCTTGTTTATCAGACATACTTTACAAAAGATGCTCTTATGAATGATATTCTGATCGGCAAAATCGTTAAAGTTTTTCATGACCTAGTCTTCATCAACGGTGTGGAAAACGGGTTCGACCGAGTCTATAGGATCGGTAAAGTCATATCGTTCATTTTACTGACTACGTGGATATATTTAATGATATTATTGTATAAAAAATTAATAAAATGAAAAAGTACGTTTTCACATTGACCACGATGTCATTGATCTTGACCGTGTTGGAAAACCGTTCATGTATGCCCAATTCAACAAAGGTTTAAAGTAATATGATAAAAACATACACGATTTAATCCATACAAACGAGAATATTTGTAATGTTGATAAATGTTGCCAACAAAACAGGAACATACCATACATAGTTCATTTTATGAGAACCAAATTAGAATACCTATCAAATATACAAGTTCATCATAATTTATATTTTAACTCACCAAAAAAACTTACAAGTGATAAATAAAAATGAATTGGAAAGTAATTACAGATATATTGAATACGTATGGGTATATTAGTTTTATTAACTTTTCATATTCATTTATTATTTCACTTCCTATATGTTTAATTGAAGACAAATTAAAAATAATACAGAGAACAGAATTATTTTCAAAAAAATAGAAAATTTCATTTGTCAGTTAAAAAATAAACTAAAATACGATTCTTTTTATGAAATTTTAACTGTTTTAAAGATTCTTTCGTTAACATAAAATAAGAACACTAATGCCAGTTGAAGATTTGGATTTTTTATATAAAAATAGTGTCAAAGAAAATCTTATTGTTTTGATAGATAGTCAAAAAAGAGATCAATATAGGTGGAACGAACCAAATGATTTTCAAATCAACTTTACAGAACCCTTCAAGTTTATTTATGGTATCGATGTGTTAGATGTAACCATCCCAAGAACAATGTATTCCATTGAAACCCATAATAATAATGTTACTTTTAAAGTTGGGCATGGAAAGTTAACAGACACATCACAATATGTAAGCTTATCAATTGATGAACGTGATTATACTATATCAGAATACATTGACGAACTTAATTTGATGTTGAACGATTACAATTTAACAGCTGAAGTTCCAATTACAAAAGTGAGTGAAAACAGAAAATCAGTTTTAATGTTTACCAATACTGAAAATCCACCCAAACCATTCGTGTTTAATATGAAAACTTCGAGTATGGCCGATAATCTTGGATTTAATCAAGTATCATCATCCAAATACAATAATATGTATCAATCCATTGATTATGATTTGAATCTTTATGCAAGTGTCCCAACGGATAAAATCAAATATAGTATTGACTTTTTATATGACGAATTTACCACTGAAATCAATACGTTCATGCAAATATTGTTTCATAATGATGATAAACCTATTGATGATGAACTTGAAGAAATTGAGAATGCACAAATATTCAGTGATGTATCTGCAGTTCTCGAAGATGTTGGACAGTTTGTATCTTTCTTTATTAATGGAATTACTATTGTCAACAATAAAGAATCTTTGAGAGACCAGCCTTTTTCTATTTATGAAATAGATTTATCAGATGTTAAAACAAAGAATGAAAGAGATACAATATTAGAACTTTTCGTTCAAACATTAAAAATTAGTGCAAACGAAGACAATATGTTCAACCTACATACATTGGATACTTTAAAACAATATAATATTACATTACTCACCTCACAAAACGATATATATAAATTTGATGAACATAACAGTTTTACAGTTGATGAAACAAAATCAGATTATACATTCAAGTTAATACCAATAAAAAACAAAGGAAATGTACTACATTACATATATTCTCCAAAATTACACACAGTAAATATTAAATATGACCTGACTTTTATTAGTTCGTTTCAATTGACTTCAACAGGTGTTTTAAAATTATACGGCGAACGATATGTTACTATTCATTGTGATAATATTGAAAATCATTTGAGAGGTAGTATGATGTTCAATGATTATTCACCTGGTTTGGCTTTAGTTAATTTAGGAGTTCAAGGTTATTCGCAAAGTAGAAATGACTTTTATGGTGTCGTTTATAAAGAATTTCACCCAATTGGAAAACTAAATCACTTACGATTTACAGTCAGACGGTCAGATGGACTTCTGTATGATTTTAAAAATGTAAATTGGCATATGCTTATTTCAGTTAAATATTATGTAATGAAGAATGTTCGTAAATTTAGTACTTCAATATTGAATCCAAATTATAACATTAACTTTTTAGAATATCAAACAAATTCTCAACGCATAAAAGATCGTTTAGGTAACTCTTCAGATAATTCTGATGAATATGATAGTGATGACGAATCCGATCACGACATTGATGATGTTGAATTTAGAGATACATATCTTACTCCAGAGAGATACTTAAAAGAAAAAATGGAATCTTACAATTCAGAAACTGATGCGAATAGTGATACAGATAGTGATGAGTGATGAATACTTTAATAATATTTAAATATCACTCATATGTTAAATTATGGATAAGTGTCTTCTTCTTGATTTTGATGGTGTGATTTTAAATAACAAAACTGTCAACGACAATTTATCCAAAAGGGCTTCGTTTTTTTTATCTGAAAATACACATTTAACACCCGAACATGCATTAAAAGTTAATCGTAAACAATATAAAAAATACGGACATACATTGTACTTAACGAACGAGATTAATAAAAAAAACAAGTTTAAAAAAAAAATGACAATTCAAGATTTCAATGAGTATGTATATACAGACGACTTTGTTAACAAGTATTGTTTAAAAGAAATATACGATGACGATATTGTATTGTACAAACAATGGTATGAAGTGATTAAATATGTAAAATACAAAAAAATGATTGATGATGTGTTCATTTTTAGTAATGCACCAAGTATGTGGATTGAATCTGTTTTAAAAAAATTCGAAAAGTTAACTTCTATTAGTCTCGATATTGAGAATGTAACAAGTGTTCCTGAGAAATTTAATAACAAATTGAAACCAGATATACGACCCTTTAAACAATTTACAGAAACCTATAAATATGCAAATTATATATTTATCGATGATAGTGAAACTAACTTACAATATGATAAATGGATAAATTGTTTATTTGATCCAAACGAAAGAATTATGGACAGAGACGACCAAATATATGTTATAAACTCACCATACGATTTGTTTAAATTGTTGTAAATAAATTAGAATTAACGGAAAGAAGCAAACTGATCACCATCAAATGCTTCTATAACAGAACCGTAACTGTTCGTATTTTTAAAGAAGTTGGTTCTGGTTGGTGTTACGGTATTCGTTTTAGAAGAGGACGAAGATCGAGGTGGTATAACAGAGGCAAGTGTTGACGAAGTTCCAGTGGGTCTAGAGGGAACAGTGGGTCTAGAGGGAACAGAGGGAACAGAGGGAACAGAGGGGACAGAGGGAACAACAGGAGAGGGAACAGAGGGAAGGGAAATAACGTCTTGTGCCTCTTGTGAAACAAAGGTGTGTGTTAAAATTTCGTTACTCACTTCAGAAACAGATTGTTCATTGGTATGAGATACATCGAAGATCTCCTCTAAGAAATTTTCACGAAACCGAATGCTCCCACCAAAAGCAGATATAATTGTAAGAATGATTAAGAATGTACAAAATGTCCAGAATATCTTATGCATTTGTGTATATTATTTTGAAATATATTGAGATATTTATTTTTTGAGAATGCTTTTTAATTCAAGGACGATAAAATAACGCTTTCTTTTTGTTTTCCCATCTATTTTTTTTTATCGCACTCATTGTATTTTCTGTTCCAAAGCATTTATCTGTGAATAAATTTATCAATTTTGCATGAGTATTTTCATTGTCCATGATTTTGTATAATTTATGAAGAATTACTTTATTTTCATCTTTTTCTTCAATTAGCTCTTTAAAGTAATATATGTACATCAAAAAGTATATTGATACATAGCGTGTATTATTTCTTGTTAGATAGGCGAAACATCGTTCGGTCGCGTCATAAATTGAAACGAATTTATGATATTTATTAGTTTCTGTGTTAAGAATTGTTATGGTTGTTTTTTTGGGTATGAATGTTTTGAACGACTCAAATGAAGTTATTTTATAATCAAAATTATATGCTCTTAATTTACTTGTTATATCATTTAAAGTCAGACTAACATCATCTGATAATATTTCTAACGGTAAAATATATTCTTCCTTTGATACTTTTTTACATTCCTTTTTGTTATCTAAATATGTAAAAACATTCATAGCATTCAGGTTAATATAAACAAGTTCATTTAGCTTGATATATTGTTTACATATTGCATGAATATTTTTAAAAATTTGAGGAAGTTCATGTGATTTGAATACATCTCCAATAGATAATTGTAGAGAATTTGATTTTTTTAAAGGATTTGCTTTTTCGAATCGTAAAATTCTTTCAAAAGTTTTGGTCCATCGAAAGGAGCTACCAATAGGCAGACATAGTTCCAAATAGGCAACAGCTTTAAGAAATTCAATGGGTGCAAGTTTAACGGTCGTTTTGTAATTGACTTTATGTTTAATAGAGTTTTTAAGAAGGGTATCATATTCGTGTTTACTGATCTGTGTCACATCTGCAACAGACTCGAAGTTAGAAAATACTTTATATGTCCCTTCATGCATAGCATATCGTACTTCTGTATATTGTTGTTTAATTGATTTTAATTTATCTGCAATATCCTTAGACACTGCTTCTGCGTCTTTAACAAAAAAGTCATAATCTGGGATTGTATCTTCATCATAAAACTGTAAATGTTTTGGTAAAAGTTCATTTAACGCATAACCACCATATAAAATCCCGTTATGTTTATCTATTTTTTTAGCGACAACATTTAATATCGTGCTAATGTTTCTTTTCTTTTCTTTTAATTTTTTTTCTTCAATTTTAAATGCAACCTCTTGAGGTCTTTCCATTTTCTTTTCTAAAACCTCATAAAAATCATCTAATTGACTCAATGACTCCATTTTAGAAATTAAAAACGACATATTTCTTACTTAATAATCACAAATTATATGTATGTATAGTATAAAAATGTTTGGTGGTACTGAACTTTATCAAGCATATGATCAAGGTTACAATCCTTCTTTACAACAACAAACTCCTCAACAAACTTTAGATATTAATGATTATTCTATAAACGATACAACAGATACTCCCCAACTTACACAATCTACAACAACACAACAAAAACATAACCTTCCTTTACGTGAACCAATATATGATGCGTCAGCTTCTTTTAAAGAAGCGCAACTTCAACAACAATTAGAAAATTTACAGGGCAAATTGCAACAAAACAAAGAATCTAAACAGTATCAAAATAATGACAGTATGTTCGATCGGTTTGTCTCTAAAAAAAAAGATGTTCTTAAGTTGGTTACAATGTCGTTAACTATTCTTTTAGCAATTAGTTCACACTATGTTATGACAGATCTATTAAGAAATTATATTGCAAACAATGATCTAACCGGTAATCAAGAATTTACAACGAAGATTGCATACCCAATGACTATTTTACTTTTAATATGGACCCTTAAGGTGTTCAATCGTTAAATAATAAATCTTCGAGGATTGCTAGGCTCCATATAAGTGTCATTGTGTGTCTTTTTTGAATCGTAATAGGGTTCTCTTCTAGGTGCATCTTGTTGTTCCACTAATGATAAAACTAATTTTTCAAGAAGTTTGACTCTTGTTCGCAAAGATTCTAACTCCGACATTATTTCTTTATTCGTCTCCATTATTAAACAGGTTATATTTTTTTCCTCTATTTGAAACAAACAAGACAACCTTAAAAAATGACATATACAACAAAGTATTCCTTTTTGTTCATCATTTTAAATGTTGTGTCGAATAGTTTACTTCGTTCTATGCCATTGTTACTACCTAAAGATCCAAAAAAAATGGACGATGCAAGTTATTATGAGAGACATGTTTTGACTCTCGTTGTTTTTTACTATTTTATATTTCTGTTTGGGTTTTTGTTATTGCTTCTCATACTTCATATTATGTTAAACACAATTACAAACTTTTCTTTTCTTTATTACTTTGTACTTGAGCTTCTACCTCATTTTATATCTTCGTTGATAATTGTTATTCCAATTCATTTCACTGTATTTCTTTTGTACAGACAAGGATATATAGATTCGAGGGTTTTTAATTTTAGAGAAGAAATCAACTCGTGGATCATGTTGACGACTTTTGTTATCTTCTTTAGTGTTGTGTATTCACATCAATTTCTTAATAATTCAACAGACGACTCAGAAGTTGTATTCAGTTCTGATGTTGTTTTGGACAATATATCTAAAAAGATATCTACAAGGTTTTTAGAACAGGAATTAACTTACGAGGAGTTACAGAAACAGTACAATAGGACAGAAGGACAAGAACCATCATTGACAGGTGTTTTCGATGATACGAAATCAGACGACTTACAAATTTGGGCCCAAAAATTAGACAAGGTTAAATCTGGTATTCAAAATCTTTTAGAAGCAAAAGAAGGAACCAATAATATGTATACCAGAGATGTTCTACAAGAAGTATCAAACATATTCAAAATATTTTCCAGCGAAAAAATGAAACAAAAGAAATCACTACTTTTTTCACAGGGTATTCTATATTCAGTTGTCTTGTTTAAATCGTATATGTTCATTTCAGCTTTTAATATTAATTCTCAAAATGAAACATTTAAATCTGTCCCAGGTGAAAGTTTAGAAGATGAAAGAAAAAGATCAGAATTAAAAAAAAATAATGATCATAAACTTAGAATTATAACTACCGTAATTAAGGCTTATCTTGTTGTTGTTATTATGTTATCTAAATCAATACCCGCTTAAAATGTTTATAGCTAAAAGTGTGTTAAATGTCATTAATAATTTTGTATAAAGTTCATCAAAAATATCTACTTTTTTCACAAAAACATATAAATATAAGACGATCCAATTTAAACCATTACGGACTGGGTCTATCAGTATAGATAAAGAAATAAAACAAACTAGAGTTAAAACAATCACAATATGTTTTCTTATTACTTCTAACATAAAGTTAAACGAACTATTCGATTCGTTTCTTTTGTAATCTTCGTATACTATTGAAAGCATAATGAATGTACCAAGCACCTGTACTATTAACATTTATGATTATAACATATTTTAACTAAAAAAATTTATTAAAAACAGACCGTTTAATACATATTGTACCAATCTTAACAGCTCATAGTTACTATATTCCATAATTGACATATCCATCTTTTTACGCATACCTAAATCAAACATAATGTCAATTTTATGTATGATCTTAAAAATGTAAAATATGATAAGCCCTATACATATATATTTTAGTTGTGCGATGTCTTTAAAATAAACTAACAAACCAAAAAATACAACTATTGTAAAAATAATTTGAATTATTTCGGTTAGGGCTTTTGTTTTTGTTTTATTTGATAACTTTATCTTAACTTTATTCTTTGTTAAATCATAAAAAACAAATAGAACAAAGAATACAAAGTTAAAAATTATAAAGTCATACAACTTCGAATCTTTTTTAATAAATGTTGTCCAATCTATTGAAGAACTGCTTATTTTTTCGTAAAATGTAATTTTCGTAAATAACAATCCAATCGTTACTAACGAAAATAACAATATTGAGTTAATATGTTTTTGTATTGAACTATTTGAGTAATTTAGAAGGATGATGAAACAAATACCAATGAACAAAATTGTGTAGTTTTTAATCTGTGTTTTAACATAAATTGGTAGCTTTTTGTTCGCTTGTATAATAGTTTGAAGATTTATTTCTTTATGGTTTTTTAAAGAATACATCGTATTGACAAAAACAAACAAACATACAACCGACAATAAGATTATGAATACAATTGCAAATTGTGTTAGATATCTGTCTTTTTTATCTTTATTTTTATCAGATGTTTTGTCAATATATTCAAGAGTTTGTGTCATTATTTATATCGTAATATTTTTTGAAGAATATTGCTACAACTGAAAATAGGTTGATTGCTATGATGTATTTCATATCTGGAATTAATTGTTCTTTCAAAGGTTCTTTCAAAGTAACAGGTAAGTGATTCTTAACGTACTTGTAACTAACAGGATTGTTTGAATTATTAACCATTATAATGATTTTATCAACCATAAGTGTTATGAAAGTTAAAAGAGAATAGATAATTGCTGTATTATACATCAAATTTACTCCCAAACTATCACTATTTATCCAATATTTTAAAAGTAAAAGGCAAAAAATCATAAAATACACTAAATATACACAAATATGTAAAAGTGAAATAAACTTTTTTGATTTGATCTTCGATTCAATTAAAGGTATAAATACGTTTTCCATAGAATGTATACCTTTTAACACTAAAGCCATCCATAAAATATTATGTATTCCTTTCTCAACATATTTTACCTTATCTGAACATTCGTCGTAATATCCTTTGTAAAAAGTAAAAAACCATTTAAATATACCCACTTTAACTTGACAATCATTATCAGATTTGGATATTATTTTAGCGAGGAAAACCTTACTTAGAATGATTGTGATAATAAACACAACCAAAAGAAATAGTATAAGATCTGATATAAACTTAATACCCATTGCAAAACTAATTTTATTTTTTTCAATGTCTTTATGTTTTAGAGGTAAAAAATAAATCACAAAAACTGTAACGAAAAATGTTATAAAATACTTATTATCTATTAAAATATTTCTTAATATCGAATTTATGTTTTCTATCTTTAAATTTGATTCAATTTGGTGATTAATGTTTTTTAACGACGACGTCAACTGTGATTGAGATATTGGTGGTGCTTTATTCATTTTATATAGATAATATGCATTTTATATTCAAAAATCTTTTCCAAAATCAAAACCATAATTGCAAAAAACTTTTTGACTTATAAAAAGGAAATCTAGAAAAGAAACTTAATAGCTAAAAAATATAAAATATACAATAAATATAAAAAATGAATACGAATGAAATTATATTGATATATAGTTCAAAATTTTTACTTCTTGCTGCTAACTTTTTGATTGTAAACATATGTGCTAACTTTACATCTCAAGTTTACATGGACAAAGTTTTAATCAATCAAGAAAATCCACCTAAACTTGATAACTATGTAACACTATTTTTGATTCTAAGTTTGTTAGTTATGTTGATTATAGTAATAGCTATATATGTAGCTATGTCATTCTTAATAAAAGATGAAAAAGGAATGAGCAAAATTATCACATTGTTAGCTGTTGATTTTATTGTTTATTTACTATTCATGACACGTCTAGGTTATATGATATCTGGTGTCATGTATAGCAAGAAGTTTTTTATGTATAAAGATGACGGTCTGCGTGCAATTCGTGCGCTTAAAGACTTAATATTGAAACTGTCTTTATTGTTCGTTTTAATGCCATTTTTCCTCATTTTGAATATATCGTTTGATAAAATGGACACAGTACCACCTGTTACCAAAAGGTAAAAACTCGAAATATGTTTTAAAGATAATCAATTTACTTTAAATAAATTGAGAGATGAACTTTAACGATCATTATCGTTTTGTTAATTCAACAGAATTGTCGTCAAATGATCCGTATTATACGAGTCCCATAAATTGCGATATCGTTTTTAAACCTCATCAACTTGTATTAATAAACAAATGTTTAGAGCGGGAACAAAATGATATACAATTTGACGACAAAGAGGTTGTCCTCAAGAGTAAATATTCATTTATGAAGTGCGATATTGGAGTCATAGCAGATAAAGTAGGTAGTGGTAAAACCTATGTGATACTTGGTATAATTACAACAGATACAATACCAAATCAAAATATTACAAGAAACGTGTCTTATGGAAATGGTCATTTGTCTTTAAACTCAAAGTTACCTAATCTAATAGACAAAAATGTGAATATAATAGTTATTCCGCATATACTTCAAAAGCAATGGTGTCAATATATTGAACTTTTTTCTAAAAAGATACGATATTATGTAGTTAACAAAAAAAAAAGTATTGTAAATTTGGAATCAGAGATTGACAATTATAATATAATTTTAGTAACAGGGACTTTTTATAAGTATGTAAGGGGTATTTTTTATTTGAACAACTGGAGAGCAAGACGTGTATTCTATGATGAAATAGATTCAACAAACACACCATGTGCGCATTATTTAAGTACACGATTTATTTGGTTCGTAACAGCATCTTATAAAAATATATTATTTCCCATTCAAAAAGTGTATTATGACAGAAGGAACATTAATAATTCATACATGCTCTCTCATGGTATAAGTAATAATATGTTTGCAAAAAAGCTTTTTACTGATATGATAAAGGTTATGGGACAATTGGAGTTACAGGCTATGGATAAAATTGTATTAAAAAACACAGATGACTTTATCGATAAGTCCTTCAATATCCCTGATCTCATACAAAATGTAATAGGATGCAAATCTCCAGTTGAAATTGATATATTGACTGGATTAGTGAGTAGAGATATCATCAAGTGTTTGAATGCGGGAGATATACAAACTGCAATCGGATTTATTCAAAGTGGAAACTTAGATACTGAAGCGAATATAATAAACAGAGTATTAGAAGAGCTACAAACCAAACATAGAAACATAAGTATTCGTGAAAATGCAGTAAGGCAATATATTTACACAAGCGATGAACAAAAAAATGTTGCGATCGATCGGGTAGTTGAAGAAAGAAATGATTGTGATAAAAAAATAGAACTTATGAAAATAAGGATAAATGAAAACAAGTTGTGTATAATCTGTTATAACAATGCTATCAACAAATGTATTTCAAAGTGTTGTAAAAATACTTATTGTTTGGAGTGTATTTCTAATTGGTTATCAATTGGTACCACTTGTCCATTATGTAAAACTATAGTAAATATACGAAATGATTTCTATATAGTAGACGAATCTAATTTAGTCGGCTCTATTGAAATGGATAAAATGAAAAAAAAAAACGAGTATGCGTCAAAACTGCCTGGGAATGACGAGTATACAAAAAGTAAGAACAAATTTGAAAATCTTAAAAGGATCATATATAATAACCGTGGTAAAAATAAAAAGTTTTTAATATTTTCAGATTTTGAACAATCTTTTGGTAGGATGATTCCTTATCTTGATACATGTGGTTTGAAATATGCAACCATAAAAGGTAATTCTGTTAATGAAACAATTCGTAAGTATCGTTCAGACGAACTCGACGCACTTCTTGTTAATTCGAGAAATTATGGTAGTGGATTGAATCTTGAAAATACTACAGATGTTATATTGTTTCATAAATTTGAAAATCAACTTGAACAACAAATTATTGGCAGAGCACAACGTCCAGGTAGGACTTCTGTATTGAATGTATGGTACTTACTAAATGAAAATGAAATGGTATAGATCTTCATAAAATATTTGTTAAAATAAACTATGATATATTATATTTGTTTTTTCATTTTTGTTGGAATTTTTGTTACTATTATACATTTAATGGAATCTTCTGAAAAAAATGTTTTTAAACACATATACTTGATTAACTTAAAAAGGAGACCAGATCGTTTCGATGAATTTATGGTAGTATATAATAATACAGACTTTAAAAACAACAGCTTAACTAGAGTTAATGCAATTGATGGTGGTAAACTGGATATAAAATCAATACCATTAACGAATATAGCTAAATTGGAACTTAAACAATTAGAAACGACAGGGTTTCGGTATAAACATTATCAATTAACAAGAGGTGCGATAGGTTGTTATTTAAGTCATGTAAAAATTTGGGAGAAGATTGTAAAAGAAAATCAAGATAAAGCTTTAATATTTGAAGACGATGCAAGACCACCACCTAACATTGTGTATTCAATAAACAAGATAATGATGGATATTCCTAACGATTGGGATATAATATTACTTGGAAAACATTGTCACGATTGCGAAGATCATGGTTCTTATCTTAAAATAAAACGATTTATATTGTTGCATTCTTACATTATATCTAAGAGAGGTGTTGAAAAGATTATTGGAACGAACAGTTTATTTCCTATTAGTCAACAATTAGATGCGTATTTGAGTGAGATCTCGAGTATGATAAATATTTATAGTCCAAAAACAGATCTCGTCTTACAAGGCAGGTCAAGAACAGACATTCAAGCACCTATTATTAAAAGTGATAAGAATAATGACAGAATGCTTCTGAATAAATTGTAATTACTAAATTAAATACATTTTAATGAAAACTGAAAAATCAAAAGATGTTTTGTTTGTTCCAAAAAATAATTATGAGAATATCATGTATGACAAGAGGAAAGAAACAAAAGGATACATACGTGTAGTTGCAAAAATGTCAGGATTGTATTATTTGTATGACATTCTGAAGAATTTTGTTTTTTTCAAAGCCTTGATTACTTTTTTCGTATTTTTTTATAAAATCATTAATCCAGTAGGTGTATTTTTAATATCTATATTATTATTCATAACTTTTTTAATTTTGTTATTAAAACACTTTTTTCTTATGATATTCATGCTTATTATTTACATTGTAATTTACGGACTTGATAAACAAACTCCAATTAGATTAATGTCATAATCTTTTCTTCAATCATATTAAAATTTAGCTGTAATGGCGTTACATATTTCATTAATATTATCTGTCATATCTTTTGTTTCAGTTTCTGTAGTGATTGTTTTATATGCAGTGAATAGTTCTCGCATTAAAAACTTGTCAATCCAATCAAGTGAGCAAGCATCTGAGATGATTAACCATTCGGTTATTCAGGATACTAAAATAAGCGAAGTAGTTCATTCTGTTAACAATAATGATGAAATTATTCAGAGAAATAATAGTATGCTACAAACACATGTCGAAAATGTCGAAAAAGATATCAAAACAAAACAATTGAACACAGATGATATGTTGAGAGAAACTTCAGAAAATATGGATCAACGATTAGAAGGATTGAGAAGTGATGCTGAAAGTTCGTACATTAATCTTGATGATAGAATAAATGAGGCAAGACAAGCTCAACGTGACTTGGATCTTAAATACGAATTACGAACCAATTCTAATGTAAATTTAATTAACACTTTAACTCATGCAAATCAAGATCTAATTCATGCGACCAATAGTAATTTAGGATTATTGGAGATAAGTATGAATAACAACTTTGAAAGAGTTGAAAATACAATGGGTGACAATCACTCTGAATTATTTGAGAAAATTGTTACTGGCGATGCACGAATTCGTACAGATTTTGTGAATGCGGACGATATATTAAGGAACTCTATGTTAACACAAATATCAACCACTCGTGACGAGTTAAGTACAGATTTTAATAATCGATTAAGCGATTACGTGATGACGAGTACATTAGATAACTATAAAGGAATGATTGATCAGTTTTTTACTACCAAATTAGAGACTGCGTCAAATAGTTCTAGAATTTTAGATTTTGAAAGAATGAATATCGAACAAAGATTCACGGATGTTCATGATGATATGCATACCTTGGATAATAAGTTTACATCTAATTACAACAGCGTTATGGATGATTATAACGTAATAAGCAACGATTTTAACGATTTCAAGCAGTATGAATACACAGGCTTCTCTAATTACGTAGTAAACCAACAACAAAGAAATTTTGAAGATTTAAATCGTACATTTGGTATAGCGTTATCAAATTTGGACCAGCTTGTTGATATACGACAAGACGGATTTGAAACCCATTTTGCAACGAAAGCATACACATTGAGTAACTTCTACTCAAGAGATACCATTGATACTATATTGGAATCTAATAAAGAGATCATCTCTTCTGAATTGATGGATCATATACACGGAAATCTTTCCGATTTTCAAGGTGTAACAGGTGCTACAGGAGCCACTGGTGTTGGTATTCAGTCCATTGGTAAGTCTTATAGTGATACTGAAAAATCAGATATGATCGATTTCACTCTTACTGACGGAGCTCAACACAGTATATCTGTTCCAGCTGGAAGACATGGAGCTTCATTTTCTAATATGAGAATTGAAGACGGTCACATTAAATATGATGTACACAATTATAATGTAAACAATATAGTTGAAACACCCGAAGTTAAAATCTTAGGCAATGCGCCTTCAAATGGTGCGGATGGTACCGGTATATCAAACATTATAACAAGAATATACACCGATTCAACAGATGGTTTGGAAAAAACGGAAGTAAAGATAAGTATGACAAACGGAAGTAGTGAGTATTTGTTTAATATACCACATGGGATGAATGGTCAGGATGGTCAAGACGGAGTTTCTATAACTGGAGTGGTACAACTTTCTCCTGATGAAATTCTTAGCGAAAGTCTAGTATCTACACATATGCATTACAATATAGTATTATCCAATGGTACAACCCACCGTATTTCTATACCCAAAGGGGAAAAAGGTGATACAGGAGAAGCTGGTGCCACAGGTCCTGGAATAAATCTATTTGACGAAAGTCAAGACTATCGACTGACCCTTACTGACAGAAACGGAATATGTTTGCAAAAAGGAAACGTACGAAAAGATAATTTATGTATTAGTGAAGATGACTTAAGAGCCAAATTTTACACTAAATGGGAATATTCGCCTGATTATTATACTCTACCCCGTTCCTTATAAATTAATATTGTTTATTGTTCCAAGATGTCTTAATATCTTCATAAAATGTATTAATTACCGTATACATCACTGACATTATCATTTTCATTGATAATGCATCAATACTTACATTAATTGTTCTTATAAATTTACAAGCATCTGTATTGCTGGTAAAAAATGATAAAAATAAACCATAAAATGAAATTGGATAACAATAACTTCGATACACGATTTCTAATACAATACCAATGATTTTCAATGAGAAAATACATGTTAAGTATAGTATTCCTATTCGCAGACAGTTCAAAAACTGATATGTGCTTGTTTTTTTAAAGATTGTGGATAATATTTTAAACGGCATTGTTGTTGTATTCATGAACGGATATTGTTGCTTTTCTCAAAGTAAGTTTAAAAAGTTTTATATTTGTTCTCTATTTAAGTACGCTTTAAGTATCATACTATTGTAATTTATATCTTTTATTAAGTTTGTGTGTTGAATATCTTGAGAACTATTAACTCTTTCTACCTCATGTTGACGCTCTTCTATATGGTTAATTTTGTAAAACACACTGTATACAAGAGCATATAGAATCAAAATCGATAATGCGTTAACAACAATAGCAGCTAATAACATTTTAATATAATTTTATATATTGTTACAATATCTTTTTTCATCTGTTATTTTGTTTATTTTTTCATATCCATTTATTATTTTTTTTGACATCACATATTCTTCTTCAGTATATACATTATCTTCAAACTCTTTAGGAATCATACAATATGTACTTTCTTCATTTAAAAGACACATCGTCATAACTAAAAACAATGCGGTTAATATTAAAGAAGCAATCAAATCTCTCGTACCAATGAAAAATATTGAGAAAACAGATAATCTTCTCATTATTTTGGTTTTTAATAATGTTTCTGTGTTTTTACTTATGTCAATCACAATATATCTGGATCCAATACTAAACAAAATCATTGCGACACCTGTTATATATTTGTTTGAATTGACGAACGTAGAAATGTTCTTAAATATTTTTGTTTGATCAAATTTCATTTTTCTAATAAGGAGATTTTAGTCTCATACCTATTTGTATGAATTGTTCCATCATAAAAATGAGAATGATACCAGAAAGTATATATAATATAATATCAAGATATTGCCTTTCGTCTCTGAAATTGTGGTGTTGTTTTATCATTTGCTGCAATGTTTGTATATGTGCGTTTCTCTTCATTTCCTCTTCGATTAACGATTTGTCTTCACATTCGGTTTTTAGAGATCTGTCTATATCATCCATTTGTTCGTCATCAGTTTCTTCATAGATGTCCGAATACATCTTGTCATATCGTGTTTGTGTTGATTGTGCAAGCTCTTCATCAAATAATGAATCTTCTTGGTAAACTGCATCTTGTAGATAAAGATCGTCATCATCTTCCGGAACTACATTAAAACGAACTCTTCTTTTTTTCTGTTTTTTGTTAACATCTTTTAAAGTATTAACATCAATACACTGATCACTATTATCGAAGGCTTCATCAAACTTTGTATTCAAAGCTGTATCATTTAATTCATCATCTACTGTTAGAAACGATGTCTTTTGTCGTTCGGGATTTACAAGAGACGGGAAAACATCGTCTTCATATTTATAATAAAATGAATTATCACGACCTTTATATGCTCTATATTTTTCATCTTCGTGATATTTTTTATCGTAAGGTTTGCTTGCTTTTTTCAATCTCCTTGAATAAAGCTCACATAAAGGATCTGGTTTTGAAGTTTTTTTCTTTTTATTATTTTTTTTGGATGTTAAAACACTTTTGTCAAAATTGCCACCCCATGCATCTTCAAGAGTTGTGTAAGATGTATTAATGATTGTCATTTACAAAATACTATTATTAAAATTATCAAATATATTTTTTATTTACATTTTCGCCTTCAAATTCAGTATTTTCATCATATATAATGTTTTTCTATATATTTTTAGAATTACTCGTTAATCCAGGTTTAAAATGAATTTACCATTTGGACGGTATTGTAATTTATTTGAAGAATCAATTGTTTTGTTTTTTTTTAAATCGTGATTTTCAATAAAATGAGATGCGCGAGATGATAAAAGCATCTTATCGGTTTCTTTAATGGACTCATGATTAGAGGGTAATGTTTTATATTTACCGGTTGTTAATTGTTGTATGGATATTTCTTTTTTATTAATTTCGTCAAGATCCCAAGAAACATACAAGATCTTCGGAAAAAAATATTCAACCAAAAATCCGTTTCTTGTTAAATGCGTTGATACGTATTTGATACATTCTGAGATATCATAAATAGGTAATCCTATTATATATTCAGGAACATCTATGTAAATTTTAAAAATCTCTTTTTCACTAGCTGTTCGTATTTTATTTTCACAGACTTCCAATACTTTTCGATAACAATGTGTCTTTGTTTCTTTTCTCCTGTTTATTTCATTATGAATGTCGTATATACTCAAATTTTGTGACATATCTGTTAAAAAGATTGAACATTATTTTTTACTGAGAATCTCGCATATCACTTACAAATCGCTCAAGTGATTCAACATCTCGTGTATAAGAACCTCCGAATTTACTTTTATTGTTATTTTTTACATAGTACAAAGTAGGGTACCCGGTGACATCAAACTCCTTTTGTAAATTTTTATTGAATAATTCTAATTCGCTATCGGATGTTATGTTGTTTTTATTTTCAATATATTCTTTAGTCATTTCAACATATTTTTTACTACTATCTTTTTTACTTGTAGTATTTTCATCATCTTCAAATTTACCAGAATTGTTAATATATAATACTCTAATCATATTTGTATCATAGAAATCACGAACAGCAGGCTTAAATGCGGTACAATGACCACACCAATCGGCATAAAAGAATAACAGGTAGTCTTCTTCGTTACTCTGATCGCTAAAAGTTTCTTTTGTGTTTTGTTTAGGAGGGTCTGTACGAGTTCTTCTCATCTGTAAATATTGAAGAAATATTGATACTATTATTGTTAACGCTAAGATGACAGATAGACTTTTACAGGTAAATTTAGGTAATTGCATGATTTATGTTTTATATTAATATTCTATAAAAAAAAATAGTTTGATTTGTAATAATACTTAAATAATATTGTGTTTGTCAATCAAATGGATTTCTTAAGATATAATATTAAATTGTTTGAGGAAAATGACCTAATTAATTTTCAAGATCCCATTTATACAAAATTAAAAGAAAACATTGATGATATAAAAAAAAATTACAATTGTTTTCGTACAGATTTCGTTCCTGTTAACTTTCACACAAATACATGGTCTAAAAATGATTTACACAAAAAAACATGTCATAAATATATTAAGCCAAAATCATTTTTAAAATGCCATTTAAATCATGACAATATTGTATCTTTTACAGTCAGTAACTTAAACAAACTAACCATGGAAAATTATGAAAAGGTATTTACAAACTTTGGAACAAAAATAGATGAACAAAACCTAATAAAGACCGTTGATTTGATTTTGCAAACAAATGATAAAGCAGTATTATGTAACGAATTGTATGTGGGATTGGTATTTCATTTATATACATTAGGTAATTCGAATGTAAAAAGATCGATTTGGGAAAAATGTAATTCGTATATTCAAGAACTTTTCAATAAAGATTTATACGAAACTAATGATGAAAACGAAACGTATGATATGTTTTGTCTAAGACTAAAAAATAAGAATGAAATTACAAGCAGGATTCGTGCATTTTTCTTTATCATTCAACATGAGAGTTTTAATAATTTAAAATATACATTTTCGGATTTAATAGTTTTTATGTTTGATTTTTTGGAAGAAGTAGTTAATAAGAAAGAGTTCGTACTTTTTTCAGAACAACTTTTGGATTCTTTAATTGTATGTTTTGATTTGAAAGAAAATATTAAGATTCCTTCGGTACACAAAAAGTTTTTATCAAAAAATAAAATATGTTTCCAAAAGTTGAAATCGTTCTCTGAGATTTGTGAAAGGATTATTAATGTGGATAGCTTTTGTTCATTTAAAATAAAGTTTAAGATACAAGATTTAGAGAATAGAATACAAAATTACTAATAAAGAATGTCTATCAATATCAACATATTTGACAAGCTTATTCATAATTTCAAAATAAAAGTAAAGTTACACGAAGCAAATAAAGAAGTGTTTAAAGTAAGAGCATACACACAAGCATTGAATAAATTACAACAGAATGATAACAATATCATATCTACAATAGACGATATCAAAGCTTATAATTTTGGAAAAAGTATATATGAGAAAAGTGTGTGGCTTTTACAAAATGATTCGAATTTAGAAGAGGTGGATAACATATCCAAAAGTGTTTCTATAATTGAAGAGCTTACAGGTGTCCATAATATTGGTGTAAGCAAAGCAAGGGAATTAGTAAATAAACATAATATCAAGGGGATATCTGATTTGAAGGAACAGTTGTATTTACTAAATGATAAACAAAAATCTGGTTTGAAATATTACACACACATGATGGCGAGAATACCACGAGAAGAAATAGTTGAACATGAGAAGATAATCAAAGATATTATTATGTCGTTGTATTCAGTTATCAAATGCAAAGTTCAAATTGTAGGAAGTTATAGGAGATTAGCAAAAGATAGCGGTGATATTGATGTAATAATAACTTTTACCGACGGAAAGACTCCTGTAAATGCAATGAAAACGATAATTGATAAATTTCAGTCTATATGTTATATACCCAATGACGGCATTTTTGCATCAGGTTCAAAAAAGTTCATGGGGATGTGTAAATTACCAACCGAACAAATATACAGACGACTGGATATTATGATAACAAGTGCAAAAGAATATCCTTTCGCATTATTATATTTTACAGGAAGTGGTGAGTTTAATATAAAAATGAGAGATTATGCAAACTCACTTGGTTTTTCTATGAATGAGAAACAAATTATTTACATGAATGATAAAACAGAAGTCAAACAACATTTTCAAAACGAACAAGATATTTTTAAATTTTTAAATATACATTATTTACATCCAGAACAAAGAAATTCTCAAAATTTTAAAATTCTCGACAATTGAGGCAATATGGAGAGGTTATTCCGTCATATTCTTCTTGTGTGAACTTTTCAGTTATTTCATCTTCATCTTCATCATCTTCATCATCTTCATCATCTTTGTACATTACGACCGGATCCACACCTTCTTTGATGGTTAGTTCGTTTTTTGTTTTTACAATAAACATTTCTGATATATCAGATTCTATAATTCTTTTAAAAACACTGATATCATCATTTAATTTATTTTTCATATTATCAACTTTTTTTGAAAAGTTTTTTTTAATATCATTGATAATTTCAGGGTCACAATATTTCATATCGGGAGAATTTGTAGTAACCTTAATCAATTTATTTGTAGAATTTGACTCGGAATTATTAAGAGTAGTATCGTTTGGTGATGTGTTTTTTTTTTCATTGTTTGATGTTTTATCTTTACCTGCTTCAACCTTTTTCTCATTATCGATTGTGTTATCTTCAATCATTTCATCTTCTTCGAAAGACTCTGTAGTAATGCTATCATTTTTTATAAGCTTATCTTTTACGGATAGGATTCCAGCAAATATAAAAAATAGAACGATCGCATACATTGACATTTTGAATATTTTTGTAATCATGGTTTGTATTTTATTTTAATGTTATAAAAGAAAAGCAGTAAATATTTAAAATTTATTCAACTTCCAGTTGAAAACCAATTAATAAGATCGTTCCACCATGAGTTTTCCTTCTTTTTTTCATCTTCTTCAATATCAGAATTCATGTTAAAAATTATTAATGATAATAAAACTATGAAGAAAAACAATACAATGATTCCTAAATAAATAGTTAAAGGATCATCCATTTTGTGATATATTTATATTATAAAACAATATATTTCAAAAAAAAACAATTTTAATTGTAATATAGATGATTCAAATAGATAAGAACGAACCTTTCATCATTTTATTGGATTTAGATCAAACGATTCAAGGTAATATATATCCTCAATTACAAGAATACAATTTGATACAATACCTTAATACATATAATGAAAGTTCTCATAAACTAGTACAATCGAAAAAGTTACTTATGAATGATTTCAAAGAAGAAAAACTATTAAGACCTCATTTTAAGAGATTTATAGAAAAAATGAGAAAACGATTTGCTAATGTAGAGTTTTTTGTGTACACAGCATCGGAGACTTATTGGGCAAACTACATCGTGAAAATCATTGAAAATGCTATTGATGTTAAAATAAATAAAAAGATTTTTACAAGAGATGACTGTATTATTGATAATACATCTGGTAAAATTATGAAAAGTATAAATCATATTACCCCAGAATTGTTTACAATATTGAAGAATAAATACAAACTAAAAAAAATGGTTGATTACACTTTTAAAAATATATTTTTGATTGATAACAATTATGTTTTATACAAAAATGAGAGTCATATGTTGATAAAATGCCAAGATTACAACCATACAGTTGTTATCGATCAACTTAGAAATTTGAAGAGAGAGTACACAGATATATATTATGAAATAATAGGTAAATTCTTGTTTAATACGAACTTTTCAAGTGCGATAAACTTTTATGCGTTTTACTATAACTCTTTGAAAATTCAAAAAGGTTCCCCCAAAACTTTAGATAGATTTTGGAAAACTCAATTAAGAAAGTTTAAAAGAACATATGAAATTGTTTAAAAAAGAAAGTTTAATAACTATAACATACATACAAGAATGAGTGTAGTACTATCTTTTGATATAGGAATAAAAAACTTAGCGTATTGTCTTTTTACTTACAATCCTAAAGAAGAGTTTGAATTTGATATAATTGAATGGAATATATTGGATGTATCTATTCCTCAAAAGACAAATGTTTTAGATCAACAGAGTGATAAGTTATTTTCAATATTACATGAAACATTTGGGAATAAAGAGATACATTATGTTGTAATTGAGAATCAACCGGTTTTGAAAAATCCGCTCATGAAGACTATTCAAATGATGGTGTATTCTTATTTTAAGATGAATAAGATGTTACAAGAGGAGATCAACACTGTGTGTATGGTAAATGCTGGTAATAAGCTTAAATTTGCATTTAATGTAATTTATCCATACATAACGAAACAAACTAATGAATTCGATGAATTACCAATTACAATTATCAATCCCAAGAACAAATATAAGGAAACAAAAACCGCATCCATTCAGTATGTAAAATCTTTACTTACTTTGAAAGACTTATCAAAACATTTACAATATTTTAATAATTTCAAAAAAAAAGACGATTTAGCAGATACTCTTTTACAAGGTTTGTATTTTTCATATACTCATATTGAACAATAAACATTTATTTTTATCCGGTGCTTCCAAACCCTTTATTACCACGATTTGTTGATTCCAAAGAGTCAACCTCTTCGACGTCGGGAAGTTCGATTTTTTTGATAATGAGCTGCGCGATTCGATCTTTCTCGTTAATGTAAACCTTTTCAGGTGTATGGTTAAAAAGAAGAACCTTTACCTCTCCTGTATAATCCCTATCGATTACACCAGCACCAACATTTACACCCATTGTACTCATACCACTACGGGGTGCAAGCTGACCGTATGTCCCTTCAGGTACAGTAAAACTCAAACCAGTTGAAATAAGTTTACGAGAGTTCGGTGGAATGACAACTCTCTTATCTAAACAACAAATGTCATATCCAGCAGCACCATCTGACTTTCGTTCAGGTAGAATCGCATTGGGATCAAGTTTATTCACCAAAAGTTTAGAAGTGGTCGTATTAGTAGTTTTCTTTTGTGAGCTAACATCAACCGTCTTTGTTTCGACATTTGTAGACTGATGTGTTGGGTCCGATTTTTTACCTGAAGGTGGTAGATTTGAATTCTTTACAGACGGTGGAATGGAAACTTCTGGCTTTGGTGTAGACGGTGGAATGGAAACTTCTGGCTTTAGTGTAGACGGTGTAGACGGTGTAGACGGTGGAATGGAAACTTCTGGCTTTAGTGTAGACGGTGGAATGGAAACTTCTGGCTTTAGTGTAGACGGTGGAATGGAAACTTCTGGCTTTGGTGTAGACGGTGGAATGGAAACTTCTGGCTTTGGTGTAGACGTCATTGATTTAACTGTATCGATGTTTTTTCGAATAGACTTTTCAGAAGAAGTGTTCAAAGAAGAAGACATGTTATTTGGAGACATGTTATTTGGAGACATGTTATTTGGAGACATGTTATTTGGAGACATGTTATTTGGAGACATGTTATTTGGAGACATGTTATTGGTTTTATTTACTATGAACAAAATATATTAAAGTATTTTTAAATGATATTTCTTATTTATTTGTCATGGGTTTCATATTTAAATAGAGTATGCGTTTTATATCTACTTAAAAATTGTTAACAAAGCATAACTAACATTAAATGTTTAATATAGTAACTGAACCAACAACTAGAAACGTTCTTATGAATAATCAGAATGGGAATGGATCTTCAAATTTTAATATCATTGAAGTAGACAACCCAAATCAAAATTACAATAATAAATTAGATCCGTATATTCAACCGAAGCTTGATGTTCAAGGTCTTGGACTTGATTTGTTGATGAATAACGCAGCGAAAAAGAATTCCGGTTCAGAAAGATCGATCTCTATAAATGAGCAATCTAGCGATGATGCAAGTAGCGATGACGATGATGAATTTAATCAAGAAGATACTCATCCTAAGATGGTTAATCGATCATCTAATGAGGTTGAAGATACATCGGATGATTCTGATGATCAAGAGACCAGTTATAAACCATCGCAATACTTTTCACAGAATAAGCAAGGAATGTATGAACAACCTGCACCACAAAAGTCAAGAGAAGAAATAGATAACGAAAAGAAAAATATATTGTACCAATTTGAGCGTATGGAGAAGAAAGGAATCAGACTTCCTAGAAAGTTTACGATGTCTGATTCTCTGTATGATATGCAAATGGAATTGGAAAGAATCAGCAGAGATCGTGTAGTTGATGCTAGTATTCAGTTCCAAAGAAAAATGTTAATGGCATGTATTACTGGTGTTGAATTCTTAAACACTAAATTCGACCCTTTTGATGTTAAACTGGATGGATGGTCTGAAACAGTTCATGATGGTATAAATGATTATGACGAAATTTTTGAAGAGCTTCACGATAAGTACAAGTCTAAATCGAAAATGGCGCCTGAATTAAAACTAATCTTTACACTTGGTGGCAGTGCATTCATGTTTCATTTAACAAAAACTATGTTTAGATCATCTCTACCCAATATGAACGATGTTTTAAGACAAAATCCAAACCTTATGAAAGACTTTGCATCTGCTACTGCAAATTCGATGGCCAAAAATGATAACACTGGAATGGCTGGAATGTTCGGCAACTTCTTTGGAGGTGCTGGATCCGGAGGTCCTTCTCCATTTAACCGCTCCCAAAATCCATCAAATCCAACACCTTCTAATAAAGGCAGACCTACACAGATGACTGGACCTACTGATATGGATAGTATCATTAATGAATTGGAAAATGATGTTATTCATAATAACTTAGGAAATATGCATACTAATAACGATAGGATTGAGACTTTGAGCACTGCTACTCAATCTGAAATTTCCGAATTCAATGAAAGTATTTTGAGCGAAGGAACACGCAACAAAAGACGGTCCAGTAAAATGAAATCTGGTAAAAAAACACTCAACATTTAAATCTTTGTTTAAAAAAATGGTATAATGAACAACCATGAAACATTTGATAATACATTCGATTTTTCTTTAATCGATTTTATCAAGACATCCAATGATTCTAATTTGTGTACAGATGTTTGTAACAATAATTTAGAACATGACACATACTTACAGAAAATTAATCAAGATATCTCTGATGCTATTGATATTTACAATACAGAATTACTTAAAATTACAAATATCAACGAAAAAATGGATATATTAAACAGAAAATATACGAAAATGAAAAGCTACCTAAACGAATTTAAATCAAACATTCAAGAATTTAAAGATTTCTTTTATAAAACTTTAAACAATGATAATAAAGATGAAGAAGAATATACAAATATTATAGGTCAAAATATTAATTCCATTCATACACAAATAGATACCTGTCAAACTAATATTGACGAACTTGTTAAAAAGTTACTAAAAAACCAATACACAGACTATAATAGCTCATGTGTAAAAGTAAAAAGTCTTAACAATATATTTAGGCTAATCAGATTTAATCAAAACATTTGTCCTATATGTATGAAAGAAGAATCGACACATTTTACTGTACCATGTGGACATCTTTATTGTTTAAACTGTTCCAAAAAATTGACGATTACTTGTTTTATTTGTAGACAAAATATTTTGAAAACAACGCCATTGTTTTTCTCTTAATAATGAAACTATATTATTTAATTAAATACCAATTTCTTGATGGATACAACATTTCTTTATTATTTATCATTGTCTTGTAATACCAGTCCCCATAAAGATCTAATGATATATTCTTTTGGTTTTTGATCGTAAATTCATCAACTGCTTTTTTACACCAAACATGTAATTGAATGACAACTCTTCTGGGTTAATTGTGTAATCGTCCCCTGCTAACAGACCACCTGTCTTTAATTTCGGGTACCATTTATTTAAATCATTACTGACTGATTCATATGAATGATTACCATCTATGTATATAAAATCAAAGTATTCGTCTTTAAATCGTGAATATGCGTTATAAGAAAAATCTCTTACGATTTCACATTTACCTTTAAATTGTTTGATGTTGTTCATACATTGTTTAAAATCGTTCGTATGATCATGATGTACTTCGTCGTATGTTTCAATGTCTTGGTCTGTCCATGGATCGACTAAATATAACTTCTTTAAATTGCCATTGGATAATATATGTTTTGAAAAGAGACCTTGTTTCACTCCTATTTCAACACCATAACCAGTCAAACCGTAATCGTTTAATATTTTGCATATATTATTACGATTCTTTTCATATGGTGTAAATATAATATTACTCATTTATCTTGTTTTTATTTTATTATATTTTACATATTCTCTTGAAATATAAATCATTGTTGAGATTGAGTTGTTTAACAATGAATAAATAAAAAAAAAAAATTATGAAAGAGTTAACCGTCGAAAATATATGTCTTTATATTTATAACCACTACAAGTATTTTGACCATTGTTCTTGGTTTTGTTGATAATTCTTTTTTAATGTTTTTGTTATGCCATATTTCTCGATTACTGATAATAATGGCTCTACAAATATCTTCATAAAATTTAATGTATCTTTCGCAATGAAAGGTAGATCATAACACATATATTTATTCTCCGATATATGTTTATATACCCAATATAAATGAACATGAAAGGGGCGACATGTGTGTGAAAGGTCTGCCATTTTTAATATTGCTATCATTTGTACCATTGTATCGTTCGGTTTGGATGCTATGATACGCATATATTTGCAATGTAATTGTAAATCAGTTGATAAGATTAAACTATTAATCCTATTGTTGATGAGTTTTATAAACATTGCGCTTTCATTATTAAAAATGCTTTTTACATGCTTATGTATTAACATTTTTGTCTGATGTACATGAATGATTTCATTAATAGATGAATTGTTCTCACAATCAAAGATAGAATCATAACTTTTTGAATGTTTTAATGCTCCGTTATATAAACTTATTATATCTTCTCCTTCAGAAGAATATGATCTTTTCTTGATAAGTTTACAGGACTTTAGTTTTGTATTAGACTGTCCAATATGGTTCAAATCATGACATAATGCTGTAATTAATAATAACGTTCTTTCCACTGCACTTAGTTTTTTGTTACACTTTTGAATTTGGTATGTCGCCTGGAAAACTTCAAAAGCATGTAAAAAGTTATGAAAAGAATTCGCATAATAATAGTTGCTTATGATATCGTCAATCAAACTATTTATGTATTTTGTTTTCAGATTTGAATTGACATTTTTAAAGCATTTAACACAATATTTTTTTAAGTTTTCATGAGAACTGTTCAAGTGACTATCACATGAAATAGTGAACATTTTATTTCTAAAAATAGGGCTATATATACTTTTTATGGATATTCTTGTTAAATCAAATTTTTTTATGCACTACATGTCAAACATTCCGTTTCATTATTCTGTGTAATCAGATTAGACTTAGATTTTAAAGGATCAATGGTAAATTGTTGTGTACTTGCTTTTGGTTTTGTTCGTAAATAATACATTCCTGTTTTTAATCCTTTTTGCCATGCATAAAAGTGCATTGTAGTCAGTCTATGATGATTTGGATCATCCGTAAAAAGATTCATACTTTGTGATTGACAAATATAAGCACCACGATCTACTGCCATATCAATAATGGTTTTTTGTTTAATCTCCCATGCTGTTTTATAAATCTCTTTTATTTCTTTTGAGATTTCGTTTACATTCTGTACACTTCCTTCGTTCATTATAAGTTTATCTTTCAAATCCTTATTCCATATTTTACATTCTATTAAATCTTTCAATAAATATTTATTGATTACAATAAACTCACCAGCCAAAGTCTTTCGTTTGTATAAATTGGATGTAAAAGGCTCAAAACATTCATTGAAACCCATGATCTGAGAGGTGCTCGCAGTTGGCATCGGTGCCAATAACAAACTGTTCCTGATCCCCCATTTATCTATGCTTTTATGCAATACTGCCCAATCCCATAAATCATTATTAATTTTGACATCCCACATATCATACTGATATATACCCTTACTTATTGGCGATCCCTCGTAACTACTATAAGCACCCTTGTATTTCTTAAGTTTACTCTTCTCATCATCAGTGATTTTCAAATATGACTCAATTGCCTTATATTCTTCCGTATTCACGTCCAATGCACACATCGTCTCAATCATCTCAGATCGCTTCTTTGCTATCTCATTCGAAGCTTCCAATGACGCATGGTAAATAGTCTCGAAAATTTGCTTGTTTAGTTTTTTCGCATCATCGCTCTCAAAAGGATAACGCATTAATATAAATGTATCCGCTAATCCTTGTACACCAATCCCTATAGGCCGATGACGCATATTGCTTAGACTTGTCTTCTCAATCGGATAAAAGTTCTTGTCTATGATTTTATTCAAGTTCTTTGTTACAATTTTTACATTATCATGTAAATGTTTGAAATCAAACTTTCTATCTGTGACATATGTTGGAAGACACATACTTGCTAAATTACATACTGCACTCTCTTCGGGTGATGTATACTCCATAATCTCAGTACATAAATTTGACGACTTTATTACTCCAAGATTCTGATGATTTGTCTTTTTGTTAACAGAATCCTTATATAACATATACGGTGTTCCCGTCTCGATCTGGCTGTCTATAATTCTTCTCCACAAGGACTGTGCTGTAATCTGCTTTATATACATACCCTCTTGCTCGTACTTCCTATAAAGCTCATTGAATTCATCCCCGTATACATCACTCAATCCTTTACATTTGTCAGGACACATCAATGACCAAATATCGTTATTCTTTACTCGTTCCATAAACAAATCTGGAATCCATAATGCATAGAAAAGATCACGGGCCCTCTCCTCCTCGTTTCCATGATTCTTTCGCATATCTAGAAAACCCTCCACATCACAATGCCATGGTTCTAAATAAATAGCGATGCTTCCATTTCTACGCCCTGACTGATTTACATACCTCGCTGTACTGTTAAAAACACGAAGCATCGGTATAATACCATCTGAGTTACCATTTGTTCCTCGAATATAACTATTTTTACCTCTTATATTATGAATATGTATACCAATACCGCCTGCATACTTAGAAATGAGCGCAGAGTCCTTTAGAGTGTTGTAAATTCCCGATATCGAATCATCTTCAATCTCCATCAAAAAACAACTACTTCCTTGTGGTCGTGGAGTTCCAAAATTAAATAATGTAGGTGTAGCATGAATAAACTTCTTCTTCGAAAAAGCATCATATGTTTCAAGTACCTCTCGTAAATCGCCCCCGTGAATTCCTATCGATACACGCATGAATAAATGCTGAGGTCGCTCCACCACATGGCCATCAATTCGCATCAAATACGCTTTCTCTAATGTCTTAAATCCAAAGAAATCAAAGGCATAATCCCTCGTATAATCAATGTAAGTGTTGAATTTTTCTTTATGAGCACAAACAACATTATAAACATCCGCACTAATTAGCGGTGAACTTTGTTTATATAAATTATCAATAACTTCACTAAACGATGGTGATGTATTTTTATGATGATTACTTACTGTAATTCGTGATGATAACAAACCATAATCTACATGTTCCGCTAGAAGACTACTGCATAATTGCGCTGTCAACTCATCAAGTTCACTGGTTCCAACACCATCATAAATCCGTGAGCATACTTTTTGTGCAATCTCTGTCGTGTTTATATTCAAATCATTTGATAAATTCTCCACTCTTCTCAACACCTTGTCAAATGATACCTTCTCTACAGAACCGTCACGTTTCTTTACAAACATAGTATAATAAAACGGAAAAGCTCCTTATATATATTCTTTTTGGTATTCAGTATTTAAATATATTTTTTATTTATATCTAATATAAAAAAGATCCAATACTCAAACAAATAATTTATCAAAAAACTTTATTTGTTCTGTCTTTTCTCGTCTTAATGTATTATGCATAGTAGACGTTAACTCATTCCAAGAGTATATCAACTGCTCGTAACGCCTATCTCTCGATTTCATCATGATATAATAAGGACTCGGTACATCATTACTATTACTTAAGAACACAATTACATAACGAGTTTTCTCAATTGCACTTTCGTCTGACGGTAACACCAATTCCATATTATCACGAATTTTAACATCAACCAACTTAGTGGGATTTGTTTTTGTTCTTGATAAAATGATCAAACCTAACGAATACGCTTTACACATGAACCCTAACTCAAATAATCCCCATTTGTAATTTATATCCCTTAAAATATTGGACAAATCTTGACTTGTATAAATATTATATTCATATCCTTCAAATTTGTTCTTCTGATTCGTAATTACTAATGCATTTTCAGTTTTCTTCGCAAGTTGGACATTGTTCTGATTAAACACATTCATCCAATACCTGATTAGTTTCTTATTCTCATTTGTGGTATATAAATTTGTTAATTTACTTATCATATTCTCTATTACATATTCCTTTGTCAATTTAATAAACTTATTTTGAAATAACTCGTTGTTGATTTTATCAAACAATTTTATAAATACATCTGCTGTATTTGTTTTATTGAAAACAGTACCCATCATCTGAGGATGTATCTTTCCCGAATTATACATATCGTTCGGTTGTATCTTTTTGAACGAATACTGTTCGTCTGATAATGTATCATCCGTGCGCAATGTTAAAACATTATACTCCATGATAAGATCCTCAATAGAGTTCTTTAAGCTTTTGTATGGGTTCTCAGCCATCAAGTAATGTTCATATAATGCATCTGACATTAAATCTTTCAATGTATATAATATCTCAATATTCATATTGATCACTGGATTCGTATACATTATTTTTTCTAATACCACAACCCCTTTGTTATAAAATTCGTCAGTTAATACATCTAGTAGTTCATCTGATACTTCCTTGTCATATTGTATCTTACCTATTAAATGTTTTAATTCATCTCTCATCTGAATGATTTTTTCCTTTTCTGGATACGGATTTAAATCATGACGAATTAAATCAAACCGCTTTTGAAATATCGGATTGTCATTCAACTCCTTAATAACAAGCTTTATTAATGTCAACTTATCCTCCTCTATTTTTTCATATTCGTTCATGAAATTTAGCCTGGCATCATCTGTTACATGCCCAATAAATAGATTTAACATCTCCTCATCAATTTCGTCTTGTATACTCACATGTAGATCTATTTGTTTATCATCCTTTAACAGTTCATCATAAAACATATCAATCGACTTTAAATTGTTCAATACCGCCTTATATACCTTTTTATCATTACATATCATATCAGTATCAATTAACAAGGACATATCATCCATATACACAGCAGAATTTGAATGGTCACATATCTCATCAAAAAAGAACTTTGTTATGTATTCGTCGTTATCAAGAGGTATGTAAAAACCTGTTGGTTTTATCAAAAATCCAACAATTCTAATATTATAATTCAATATAACCACTATATCCTCCCCTGGTGTTTTCTTCGGAATGTTCTTACACTTGAAAAAGTCGTTGCGATACATATCCAATAGTTTCAAATATACATCATTCGCTGATAATTTAACATTATTTCCCACAAATCCGCAATTACTCTTATAAATATTGATCAGATCGCGGATGCCGTCATCTTTAACAGAGAAAGGCTCTTTCATGGTTTCTATGCTACAACATGATTTGTTTCTTATTAAAAGCTCATAATACGATCTGTTATTTAATAAGAAAACACATTTAGATGACTCATCTACATGTGAGAGACTATATTTTTGACATAAAATAGTTATATCATCCTCATCAGATGTATTCAAAATTATGTAGACTAATCTATATGGATTTAAAAAATGCAGTTTAGTGAGTCCATACATTTCTTCGGAATCTTTTTCGATGAGATCATCTTTCATATATTCTTTAAAATTATCAAATGATGCAAACATAGTAAGCTCTCTTTTTATTCGTTTGTACATTTCATCATTTACATCAAGATCGTTATTGTTATTTACAAAGTTGAAGATCTCATACAAATTAAGTGCTCTAATATAAGTTTGTCCTTTTTTGGATTTTACATATTGTTTGTATTTTTTATACACTTTGTGTTCATCAAAAGAATAAGGCACATATGTTTTCATTGTATTTCCATGATTGAGCATTATATATTCATGTAAAGATAGATCTGAATTGATAAGTTCACCTAATTCTTTTACAGTAGTAACTTTGGGATTATTTAAAGTATTCACTAACGCATTTAAAAATCTGTTTTTTACATTCAAACCCAGTCCTAAACGAATAAAACAGTTGTCCTTACTTTCATTTCGTAATCCACTACACATCTCAATCGTTTTGCCAGGATTTAATATATTATTTAAACTCACTGGAAGGCTGGCTAAACGATCGTCTTCCACAGGCAACCCTACCATCTTTCTGATATAACGATTCGTATTATCATTCTTATTATCATTCTCTTTTATCGAGTCGTTTTCATCGTTAGTTACTTTATTTTCATCATATTTAACATTTGGATTTGGTTTATACCCACAACACACCATCTCTTTCTGTCCTGGATGTAAATTTTGCTTCATTAAATACGGATACTTCTTGTAATCCCCCAATGCCTTTTTCACATTATCCTTTTTGTTATGGAGTATCAATGGAGCCTCCTGATTTGGTTTAGGACACATATTTCCATTCTCCTCCATTTCTTTCGCGGTCATTGCAACTTTACTGATTGGACACCATATTAAAGGACATATGTAATAATTTCGCTCCGTTAATTCAGGTGTTGAGCCGGTTTTTATATAACCAGTATAAGCATTACGATTGTGAGCATCCACACGTTCCTTATCTAACTTTGTTAACACAACTGGTTGTTTCTTATCTACAGCTCCACAATGTTTAGAATATCCCTTCACAAAAAGCTCACTGTCCGCATTTTTTAAACGATCATTTATAAACTTCGTATGGTATCTTTTCATCATTTTATCATCCATATTTACATCTTTAAACTCGTTGTTTACATCTACCACTGTTCCTGGTACATCATCCTCTGTCTCTATAGGAGATCGTCTAACCGTCTCATTGTTTAACATAGTACTTAATTCGGCATTTCCCAAGACATCATCTTCGTTGTCATCCTCTAAAAATTCGTTACCCGGTGATACAGAATACAAATCCAACGAATCCGCACTTATTATACTACTATCGTCATCATCCTCGTTATCGACTTTTTGATCAGCTTCATTTAGTGGTTCGTTTACTTGGTTTAATAGTGCCATCGTAAATGTATCACCACTTCTCTCTTTTTGTTCTTCTTGAGTTACTTCCATTAACTTTTTGTTGGAATCATCAATGTTAAAATTTATTCTTTCAGTCTTTGATAACATCAATATCATTACTTTGATAATATTATCATGATAATCTGTTCGAGTTGCATTCTGTAGGGATAACTCAAACTGATTGTGATTCAATAACTTTAATCTTACTATTATACCTTCTGTATATTTGTTCTTGTAAGTTATATGTCCGTTGTTGTTTATTAACTGCAATTGTATATCATCCTTACGCTTTTCCCATTCTTTAGTCGCAGTATCGTGATCCAAACTAAACTCTGTTACCATTTTTTCTATCAAATCATCCTTTTTTAAATTATAATTACTATTTAAGAATCCGGTTATTGCGTCCATTTCTGCATAATTGGAAACTCTTTTGTATTTTAATAATAACTCATTGTTACCCATATCTTTAATCATTGAAAAATACATATTCTTCTCCAATCTCTTTATTAATACAGGTTTGGTTGCTATTTTTTCATTTGTTGTTATCAATACAATAGTCTTATATTCGGCTAATTCACCATTTACATTTAGATTGAATGAACTGATTTTACTCTCGTCATATTGGGTCAAATTTGAAATCTCTCCTATTATACTTTGATTTAAGTTTGTTATTAACTCGTTTAAATATCGGATTTGAATATTTTTTACAGCAGGAAATTTAATATATATATCGTAATTTCCAGATTCCCTCAATATTATACTGGAAACAATATTTTCATTCGTTATAGCCTTGATCGTTATAGAATCATTACTACGATCTTTTACAAATTTCCTCTCCTGTGTTATCCATTTATCATATCGTTTTTTTGTTATCAGTTCAGGAAGTCCATACTTTAAAACTCTGTAATAATATTCATTATTCTTCCCTTTGTAACTTATAAATGGCGCTATTGATGATGCAGTCAATAAATGAAAAACCTTTTTTAAATTTACTGAACTATATTCGGAATTATGTTTTATCTTCTTTGATGTATATTGTTTAGGGATTGGATTTGCAGAAAGTTTCACATCCACTAATCTACAGTTTATGTTTTGAACTGAACTAAAATACTCTTCCAGATTGACTTTGTTCTTTATTTCATCAATCTTGTTCAATAACTTTTCATATTTGGCATTGTTGACGTGTCCTTCTTTGGTTTCGTCTTTAAAATAAAAATCAAGCAACTTTTTCTTGTGCGTCCCAAATACCTCCGTAATAAAATCATCATAATCACTTCTGCATACTACAAAAATTTCGTTGTTTTTATTAAATGTTCCAATATCCATCATATTATGAGAATGTTGATGATTTATTGATGTCTTGAAATCTTCATCATCCATCTGTACAGAATCGTAAGGGTTTATCGCAAATAAGACATCAACCTCGTGGTTGTCTTTTAATTCAAAAGAGACCGGATGATAATATTTTTTAACATTTTTTAAAACCTTTGATTTTTTTTTCGTTAACAACTCTCTTGCTTGATCGTAACGAATGATATCTGCATCAGTTCTAAAAGATATATTTGTGACTCCCTCAACAAAATACATATTCAATAAACGATTGAAACGACTTGTTGTCATAAATGTACCTTTCCTAAAACAACTTCGTAAAAAATTGTGAATAATAAACTCTTTGTTCTGTTTGTTTACCTCCTTCTCTTGAAATAGAAAAACCGACTCAACTGTCTCTTCCATTATTGACGATATTTTGAATTTAAAATTATATATTGTATCATCCTGATAGATCGCTTTTTCTATAAAAAATACATTAGAGATCTGATCCTTCATGAAATCCTTCGCTTTCAAATCACTTATATCCCTTGAAAATACATACAAATCTATATCACCATTTGGTTTCAACCGATTTACCGAAAAAATACGCTCATCTGAATCATTAAATAATTCACAATCTATGTTCTTCATAAGTTCTCTTTATAATTTATAATTATAAATATATATAATACCTTTATAATGTATAACCAGTAAAAATCGAATAAACGACACAATTAAAATAAAATTTGAATATAATGTCAATCTACATACACGATAAATATGTGTTTGACATTAAGAACATATCACCTAATGGTAGTGATCATATTCTTAAAACATTTTTTACACTTATAATGCTGCTGCGCTATACAACTGATGATTTTATAGTCAAACCACAGTATTTAACAGGATTAGACGAATAATCTGTTTTTTTATATATTCCCTTCTCTACAGCCATCGTCAACAATCTTTTAAAGTTTGCCCAAAACTCAGGAGGATGTCCGATTTCTTTCGTCATTAGATGCGATAATTCATGGACCGCTACATACGTTAACACATTAAACGGGACTAAATTGTTTTTACCATCCCTTGATCGTAAACAAAATACAATCTGCTCACCTTTATTTACAGAATAAGACGTGTAGTTCGATTCATCTGTTCCTTCGCTTAAATTTTCAGGATTGTAGTTATCCTTCAATCTTTGTACATCCTTGTCTTTTGGATAAGATTTGGTCATTTCTATGATCAATTCTTGTAACTTTTTGTTAAGTTTGGCAAGCATGTCCGCTGCTTTCTTTTTGTCTGGTAAACTTTTTACTAAGTAACGCCTACCATCTACATCTGAAATTACATATTCTACTTCAAAATTGTAACTTTGAATGTAAAAAATTATAAATAACAGTATTATCGTAAATATTACAGAATCTGTGATATTCATGTCTATTGGTGTTCTACTTAATTTAATATATAAAAAATTGATTATACTTTAAGATAATCATTAACAACTATCTAATTACATATAATGCTTCAAAATATAGATTTACAAGTATTAGATTGGAGAGCCACTGATATAGTCGTTACTTCTAATAAAAGTTTAGACAGTGACGATGACAGTGACGACGACAATAACGACAAACAATTCGATTTCAAAAATAGTCGATCATATATTATAAAAGCTTTTGGTATCGATGAACAAGGCTCATCCGTTTCCGTTACCATCACTGATTTTCAACCTTACTTTTTCATTCGACCGAAAAAACAACAAGTATCTTCTGTTATTATGAAAAAATTACAAAAACATATTACCTCTTCATTATCACAATTTTTACTTGAAGATTTTATAGGCTTGAATGTTGTGTCGAAAAAAGAAATGTGGGGGTTTACAAACAACCAATATTTCGACTTTATTCAAATACAATGTAAAAGCATGATGTGTATGAAATCATGTGCAAAAATTGTAAAAACGACATCCTTCTGTAAATTTAATATTTACGAATCTAATATTGAACCATTCATTCGTTTTTTACATCATAAAAACATAAATCCAAGTGGATGGATACGATTGCCTAAAAATAAATGTTCAAATAACATTAATATACTTCGCACAAGCTGTGTAAAAGATATCCTTATTCAATGGAAACACGTTGAAAGTCTCGCACACAAAGAATACATAGCTCCTCTTAAAATAGCGAGTTTTGATATTGAGTGCACCAGTAGCCATGGTGATTTTCCACTCGCCATAAAATGTTACGAAAAAGTTACCAGCGAATTTATTCAATATTTTCAAAAGATTTCCAATGAAACAAATATGACTCCTTCAAGAATAATTGATAAAATATATAATGCGCTTTTGTTCTTATTCTGTGATCAAGATATTCATGAATACAAAGAACACTTCAGTAACATAATTTTCAAAAAGAACAACAGTCCGGTAGACAACAACATGTTACGAGTTCATGCGGAAGATCTTTTTAATATTCTAAATAATAAAGTCAAATTGAAAACAAATTTGTCTACACGTTATTCTGAAAATAATTCATATGATCCTATTGAAATTTTCAAAAACAGATTTAACCAATACAATAATAAAAAAAATGATGACGATGAAACAATACAGGATTCTGTTTTTGTACAATTAAACACTTTTCTCACAAAATATTTTCCAGATGTTGAAGGTGACGAGGTTATCCAAATATCAACTACCTTTCATCATTATGGTAAAACGGATTGCTATTATAAACACGTTATCACTTTAGACACTTGTGATGATATTGAAGGAATTAATAAGATAGTTCGTTGTAAAACAGAGCGAGATGTTCTGCTTGAATGGACAACGCTTATTCAAAATCACGACCCAGATATTATAACAGGCTATAACATTATAGGTTTCGATATGAAATACATATACGAGCGTGCACAAGAGTTAAGATGTGTCAATGATTTTTCAAAACTTGGACGCTATAAAAACAAAAAATGCGAACTTCAAACCAAAACGCTGTCATCCTCTGCACTCGGAGATAATTTCATGTATGTTATCGATATGGAAGGTCGGGTTGTTGTTGATCTTATGAAAGTTGTTCAAAGAGATCACAACCTAGACAGTTACAAACTTGATAATGTTGCTACTCATTTTATTCAAGGAAAAGTCACAAAAATTATCGATTCTAATACTCTGGAACTTGACTCTATTGGTGGTATTTATCCAAATTCGTACATCAAATTAAAATCGAAAGAAGACTCAATCAATGATAAATATTATGTGCAAGAAATTGTTTACGACAAAAAACAAATCAAAGTGATCAAACCGTTCTCACAAGAACAACTACAAAAAGATCCCCCTATTACATGGGGCTTAGCAAAAGATGACGTCACTCCTAACGAAATTTTCCAATGCCAAAAAGGAACAAGCGCAGATCGAGCTAAGATTGCTAAGTATTGTGCTCAAGATAGCGCTCTCTGTAACCTCATCATCATCAAGCTTGAAATAGTTGCTAATAATATTGGTATGTCCAATGTTTGCTGCGTTCCACTCTCTTACATCTTTATGAGAGGACAAGGGGTGAAGATTTTTAGTCTCGTTTCTAAACAATGTAGAGAAGACAATATCATCATTCCAGTTCTTAACAAACCATTAGAAGAGTGTATGAACGACGATGGTTACGAAGGCGCTATCGTTCTTACTCCAGATCCTGGTGTATATATCAATGAACCCATTTCGGTTATGGATTATGCGTCTCTTTATCCTTCTAGTATGATATCGGAAAATATTTCACATGACAGTATCGTTCTTGATGAAAAATATAACAATTTAAATGGTATCGAATATGTCGATATAATTTATGATGTTTTTGAAGGTATTGGTGATAAAAAAAACAAAATAAGTGAAAAGACATGTCGTTTTGCTCAGTTTAAAAACAACGAAAAAGGAATTCTTCCTAGAATTTTACAAAAACTTCTAAAACAAAGAAAAGCTACAAGAAAAAGAATCACAGAGAAAAAAATCACTACAATCGATAATGATACTTATATTGGTTTTGAACTCCCGGCAGAGGAAGAGAATACATTCGAACTTTTGTGCAATGGTGAAAATCTTGTATTTGACAAAGATGATATCATTCGCATCGAAGATGCCCATAACGATTTCACAAAAGCGGTTTTGGATGGTTTACAGCTGGCTTATAAGGTTACTGCAAACAGTTTGTATGGTCAAGTAGGTGCTCGTACAAGTCCTATTTATATGAAAGAACTTGCAGCATCTACAACAGCTACCGGGAGAAATTTGATTTTAACTGCAAAGAAATTCATGGAAGATAATTATGACACCAAAGTAATCTACGGAGATACGGACAGTATCTTTGTAAATTTTCGTCTTAACGAAAAAGAAGGACTGACTGGTCAAGAAGCTCTTAAAAAATCAATCGAACTCTCGGTAAAAGCAAGCAAAGAGTTCAAGAAAGCGCATCTCAAAGCTCCACATGAACTGGAATACGAAAAAACTTTTTATCCTTTTATCATTCTTAGCAAGAAAAAATATGTTGGCAATCTTTACGAATTTGATGTTACTAAGTTTAAACAAAAATCTATGGGGATTGTTCTCAAAAGACGAGATAATGCGAATATTGTCAAGATCATTTATGGTGGTATTATAGACATTATATTGAATGAAAGAAATGTACAAAAAGCAATCGACTTTATCAATCGTTCTCTTAAACAATTGGTAAATGGTCAATTTCCCTTGGAAAATCTTGTGATTACAAAAACATTAAAAGCTATTTACAAAGATCCTACGAAAATCGCACACAAAGTTCTTGCAGATCGTATGGGTGAAAGAGATCCTGGCTCTAAACCTCAAGTCAATGATCGTATTCCTTTCGTATATATCACCACTAAAGAAAAAAACGCTCTTCAAGGTAACAGAATAGAACATCCATCCTATATTATTGATAAAAAATTAGAACCAGATTACAAGTTTTACATATCCAATCAGTTAATGAAACCCATTTCCCAATTATTAGCTCTTGTTCTTGAAGACATCAAAGGATATCGATACAAAAACGATACAGAGTTTTTTAAAAGAAAAGAAAAAACGCTTATGACAGATAAAAAAGGCAATGTGAAAAAAGTTCAAGAAAAAATAAATACGCTTAGAATGATTGAAGTTGAAAATATCCTCTTTCAACCTATATTGAAAAAGTTAGAAGCTAAAAACCAAAACAATCAATTCATTACCAATTGGTTTCATTAATCATTTTTTTAAACAAAATAATATTAGTGTGATATAATACAACTTATCGTTAAATAGTGTCATTGTTTTGTATCATTTTTTTTGTACTACGAATATCTAATTCACCTTTCTACTATAAATTAGTTATATACAAATTACAACAATTCGTTTTCAATAACTTCTGAAAAAAGTGAACTCATTATGTTATATACATCTAAATAATAGTTTAAAGTTGATGTTACAATATCATCTGATATTTCATTAGAAAAGTTATAATATGTGTCATAAACTATATATAAACTCGATATAATAATCAACACTGTCCTTGTAAGTTTCCTAAAATTCCTTGAAGTATCTACAAACATATGGTATACAACCAATCCAATAAATACAAATGACAATGAAGTTATAGCATAATTTAATGCAGACACGTCTTTTACTCCTTTATAATGCATATACCAACCTACCATAAACAATGATACAAACATGACAAAGGTTTGTTGTATGATTTTATTAACTTCCTCTTTGGGTATATGTTTGACTATTCCAGATAACACCAAACCGTTGATATATGAAAAGGTTATGAGCAAACCAAAACGAACAAAAAAAGGTAACCATTTCATTAAGCTAATTATAAGTAAAAGTCCAAAGGACGCCAATAGTAGAACCCATTTGTTATTCACCTTTGTGTCTTTATTTTTAACAGAAGTTATAAGCGTAATAAACACTTGAAATCCCAAATTAAGTATTGTATACTTAATGAAATCTAGTTTGGTTTCAATTTGTAGCATTTTAACTTGTATCAACATTTTGTTTTTTTAAGTTGGAAATATAAGTATCTATGAAATGTGCATCATAAATAGATGTCTCTTCGTCTTCTAAAGTAATAGCATTCCCTATGTGTTCATACTCTTTTGAAAAAGGATAATTTGTAACAATGTCATTTTGTAAAACATATCGATAAATATGAATGTTTTTATGTAGGTTTAGCATTTTCTCTAATTCTTTAATAAATAAACTATCGCCTGTTTTTGGACATCCGTACAACACGACATCCAACATTTTCAGATCACTTAGTATGTCATTATGTAATTTGAATACGTCGTGCAATAAAATCAAACATGCGCTTGCACCCAACGAATGCGAACACATATAAATGCACGTATCCTTTGATTTGGTTAATATATCAACTAAATCAATCTCAGATTTGCATTCTTGTGCATATTCATTAAATCCTGTATGGATATGATTATCATTTAACTTTATGTTCAAGTTGTGTTTCCATTCTTGTCTTCGCGATGTTCCTTTGAATATAACATAGGTCGTATCTGTGTCTGTTTTTTTCACAAGAGTTTTTTTTGATTCCATATTGTATATCGTATAAAGATCTTTCACGAAAGTTGCACCGTAATAATGATGAGATTTTGCATTATAAAGCATCTTTTAAATTTAAAATTCTATTATAATATTCTAAAAAAAAATGTCTACAACATTTCAAAAATAATCATTCATTTTAAAAATAATCTCTGGAAATAATAATTTAATCAATATGAATACGGCTCTTATTCAATGGGGTACCATCTTTACTATAATACATACATGTATCACCACCTTTATATCGATAATACCATACTCAAAAAAAAATGACTCGATGAGGATCTATTACCATGATTCTCCTGCGTATATTATGTTTTTTTCTGAAATGATGTTAGGATTGTCTATTTTATTGATTTCCAAAAATGTGCTATTTCAAATATTTTTACTCACTATTTTTCAATTGTTCCTATATTATCCCATTTCGTTTGTTGATGTATTAATAGATAAATACGATTATTTGCATTTATACAAAAGATATTTTGAAGATAACAAACATTTTATCGGATTTATCCCATTAATGGTGTCTTTTATAATATACCCTATTATCAAATTAGATCATAATAGCATGTATGCATTAGCGTCTTTATTTATTTTTACGAAACTTATTACCTCTTATGAAGATCTTTGATTTTACATTGATTGTTTTGATTTTTTAATGGTAATTTTAATATTAGCACTTTGATGTAGTTCATGTAAATATTCATTTAATCGACTAATACAGTAAATCTCTTTCATTTTTCTCATACATAGAAAGTTAATAATATTAGCAAGGGTCTCGTTTTGATCGTTTATTTTCAAAGTTACAATATTATCCTCACCAAATCCTTGATTCATTTCGTCTGTCCAAGATTTAGCCTTTTGTACATCAATGTTTTCAAAGTTATAAACCAAAAAAATACGAATAGGTTTCTTGTCATTTCCATAAACTTTCATTATTTCTTTTATCAATTCATTGTACTCTTCTTTATGATCTTCTAAATGAATGTATACACAATATAGATCTTTATTGTTATATTTCATGAACATATTCACATATCCATCGATCATCGAATTTATTTTTAATGAATCATACAAGTTCACGATGGATTTAGCATGTTCTTTTTGTTTTACTAAAACGGTTGGAATCATACTGATTCTTTTTCCATTTAGATTATCCACCACAAGCCATTTAAAGTCTTTAATCTCCACATTTTCATATTTTGTAATTTGTGTTTTTCTTTCAACTGATATCGTATTTGTAAGAATATATCCTATTGACATTTTAGGATTGTAATAATATGAATCAGTTTTCATACATTCTTGAACATCTTTGTCTTCAATCAATTTACCCTTGAATCGTTCATCGTGATATATATCCACTAAATCTAACTTAAAGGATTTTGTTTTTCTCCAAATTATTCTGAAATCTGTTTTATAAATCTGAGAAACTAACAAGATATTGATGATATTGTTCAATCTCGCTTCCAAATTACCTGATATAACATAAATTATTCCTTGAAATGTAAACAATACCATTTTTTTTTAATATATGTTTATTTTATCGGATAAATAAAAGTTGAAAATTTTTACTTCACATGTTCATAAACAAATAATTGTGAGTGAGTACAATATCCTTTACAATGAACTTTATATTGGAAAATTTGGGGAATACTTGTTATCTAAACACAGCTTTACAATGTTTGTTCAGAAGCAACTCTTTGTTGCATGAAATATGTGTTTGTGACAGTGATGATATTGGTATTCTACTTTTTAAAAAGCTCATAGGAAATCTAAAAAATGAATCAAATGTAAAAGCCAAGCAATCTTTGAAGAATGTGATTACCTATATGAATCATAAAATAACCATTATGGAACTTTTTCAACAGAACGATCTTTGTGAGTTTATGATGTGTATGTTCGATATGCTTCATAACGCTTCGAAAGTACAATACGATCCAGTCAAACATTCTACACATGACATCATTCAAATCGTCACAAGAAAAAGCATGAGTAACAATATGATCAAATTAAGCAATCTTTGCGAGAAAAATATGAAAAAAGAATACATGAAGAGTAAGTACTCCTTCGTATGTAAAGAGATGAATTCTATGGTTATTTCTCAAATTAAGTGCAACTGTGGAAAACTTTGGACCAACTATGAACTACACAATCATTTACAATTGGACATCCATGGAAAAAACAATTTATATCAATGCATTGAATCGTATATAAATCCCATCTATTTTAATAAGAAAATAGACAAGGGTAATGAACAGGACCATGTTATTGAGTGGACTTGTGACTCTTGTAAAGAAAAACATGAAAGTAAAAGAATAATCTCATTCTGGAATCTTGCAAATACTTTTGTGATTTTTTTGAAGAGATTTAACATGATTGAAAGTAATAGCCCAAACGGATTTAGCTTTGTAAAGGATTCTACCCATATAGAGATTCCCAATGTATTAAATATGAGTCCTTTTGTGATCAATTCGAGGTTTACATCAAAGAGCTTGCAATATGAACTCATCTCTGTAGGATGCCATATAGGACGCATACATGGTGGACATTATTATGCTGTTTTAAAGGATACGAATAGTAACAGTACACTTACAAACGAAAGTGATGTAACCCAATGGAAAAAGGTAGATGACGAATCATCTGTTTCGATCACACAAGAGAACAAACAACATCATATGAAGAACGCATATATGCTTGTTTATTCTCAAAGGTCAATTGCTTGATTGAAAATAAGATATATTCTTCTTCCATTATAATTATCTTTTAAATTTTTTATTTTTGTAAAGTAAACATAATAAATATATAAAAATGATTCTGGCTATAATAATTAGCGTTGTAGTCCTATTAGCCGTGTATTATGCTAACAGTTTAAGAAACAAAACCCCTTTAAACCTCACCTTATTAGCACCTTCCGATAAAAAGAAAAAAGCAGAAAAAGAAACAACAGATACACCACTTAACATACAATCAACACAAAACATGCAATCACAAACAGATACACCACCAAAAATACAATCAACACAAAACATGCAATCACGTCCAAAAGGAACACCTTGTCCTCTTCTTATTTGTTATCCAAACAAAGATGATAAACCAGATGATAAAAAAGTTCCGGTCGAGAAATATAAAAAACTAATCGAATCCATACAAAAAGAGCTAAAAAATATTGATAAAAAATACCATGAAAATATTACTAATTTCGAACAATTAAAAACAGACTACAACGAATATTTTGAATCTCAAGTAAAATTTACAGAAAATGATTTTGAAAATAAAGAAAATGATGAAGAAGAAAATCAAAATCAAACTGAACTATGTAATATACTAACAAACACTTTGACACCCATCATCAATGCATTAAAGGATTTATTAAAAACTAAAGAAGAATCAACCGAATTTAAACATATATTGTCTGAAAATGAGGACAAAAAAGAAGACAACTTATGTACATTTGTGGTGAGTATCATAGCATGTAATAATGATAAT